ATGACGAACCAGCGATCTCTCCAGACCAACTCGAACGCGCTTCAGTCTGGTCGCTGGCGCAGATTCCGTGGCGGCACGCTCCGCGGCAGCGCCGCGCTCGCCGTTGCCGCCGCCCTGCTGATCCCGAACCTCACCGCCCCCGCGTACGCCGCTGACGGTGACACTGCCCTGGTGGGAGCCGCAGCAGAAGCCGCAGCGCCTGCTCCACCTGAAGCCGCGCCAGCCCCCGTTCCTGAGCCCGCTCCGGTGGAGCCAGCTCCGGAACCCGTCGTCCAGCCAGACCCGGCCCCTGTGCCCGTTCCCGAACCGGTCGTGGTGCCTGAGCCAGCCCCGGTGGTCGTGCCAGAGCCGGCCCCGGAGCCCCAGCCGACACCTGTGGTGGAACCCGCGCCGGTCGAGCCTGCGCCGGTCGAGCCTGTCGCTGAGGCGCCAGCGGATCCGGAGCCGGCACCAGCGGCCCCTCCTGCCGCCACGAAACCGGCTGCAGCGCCAGCCGCTGCAGCGGCGAAGGGAGCCCCGAGTGCCGCTGCGAGCACGGCATCCACTGACACACGCGGGGGCAAGGACAAAGTCACGCTCTGTCACGCGACCTCCTCGACCAAGAACCCGTGGGTGCAGATCACGATTGCGCCTGACGGCTCCGCGAAAGGGCACGCCGGCTCGCACCATCAGTCGGGACGCGACATCATCCCGCCCTTCAGCTACACCGTGAACAAGGTGGTCACGCAGTTCCCCGGCCAGAACTGGGATGCCGCAGGCCAGGCGATCTACGCGAACGGGTGCACGCAGCCGCCGCAGGTGGATCCGGCACCGACCGTGACCCTGACTGTCGGAGCATGCGTCGCGAAGAGCACGTATCCTCCGGTGACGATCACTTTCGGTGGCCTCGTTGCAGGTCAGCCCTACGCCTACCGCGTGAACGGCGGCCAGCTCGTCAGCTTCACCGCAGGCTCCGCGACACAGCTTGAAACACTCAGCGCCGCTCCGGGGGCCTCGGTCACCGTGCAGGTCTGGGGCACCGGGACACGCGCCGCAACCGGAAAAGTGAGCGGATCGGTCGACGTCTCTAAGTGTGAGCAGCCACCTGAGCAGAAAGTGACGCTGTGTCACGCGACCAGCTCCGAATCAAATCCGTGGCAAGAACTCACGCTCCCCGTTGCCGGAGTGCTCAGCGGACACGCCGGAAGCGACCACCATGGTGGCGCCGACGTTATTCCACCGTTTACCTATGAGCAGGACGGTGCAACGCAACAATTCCCGGGCCAAAACTGGGACGAAGACGGGCAGCAACTGCTGCGCGACAACTGCTCCGGCACAATCCCCGAAGCCGATCCGCCACCGACGGTGAAACTCACTGTGGGTGAGTGCGTGGTCGATGCAGACGACACCGAGGTAACGGCGACGTTTGGCGATCTGGTCACGGGCCAGCCCTACAGCTACACCGTGAACGGGGGAACCGCGGTGACGTTTACCGCTGGATCCGGATCCGAAACGAAGACGCTCGGAGCCGCGCCAGGATCCTCGATCACCGTCGAACTCTGGGGGACCGGCCCGCGCGCCGAGCCTGGCACCGCAAGTGCGACCGCAGACGTGGGGACCTGTGAGGAACCACCGGACACCACGGTGACCTTCTGCCACGCGACGGAGTCCGAACAACACCCGTGGAATGAACTCACGCTCCCCGCTGCTGGGGTGCTGAACGGGCACGTTGGGGCTGACCACCACGACGGACGCGACGTGATCCCGCCCTTCGCATATGAGTCAGGCGGAGCAACGCTGCAGTTCGCCGGTCAGAACTGGGACGAAGACGGGCAGGCCCTGTTTGCGAACGGCTGTGAAGAGCCGCCGCCCACAGTGGATCCGACGCCCACCATCTCGGTGACGCTCGGCGAGTGCCCGGTGCTCGGCGGATTCTCGCCGGTGACCGTACAACTCAGTGATCTCGTGGTGGGAGAGCCGTATCGGGTCGAGCTCGACGGTGTGGCCGTGACGCAGACCTCGCCGATCGAGTTCACCGCGGACGCGACCACGAAGTCGATCTCGCTCAGCCCGACCGAGGAAGGCACACTGCTCGTGTCCGTTCAAGGCACCGGCGCACACGCTGGCGACTCCGATGAGGCAACCGCAACCGTGGAGGAATGCCCTGCACCCGAAGCGCCGACGTTGACGCTCTCGGTTGATCAATGCGCCGCCTACGGTGAGCCGCTGCCGAATGAGCTCGTTGCAGTGCTGAGTGATCTCGTTGATGGGGTCGACTACACGGTGACGATCGCCGCAGCAGGCGGCGGTACACCGTACAGCACGCGCACCGTGCACGGCGGAGTGAGTGGGACCGCGGACGTGGACCTGGATCTCTCCGGAGCCGGCACGTACACGGTCACCGCGACCGTGGGTGAGCTGTCGGTGACCGAGGAGATCACCGTTGAGTCGTGCCCGGCAGGGGCATACGATCTGTCGCTCGTGAAGACCGCGACGGCGGGTGAAGACGGAGTCGCCGAAGTGGGCGACACGATCCACTACTCGCTGATGATCGCGAACGCTGGCCCGGATGCCGCGCAGGACCCGGTGGTGACTGACACGCTGCCGACAGGGCTGACGCCGGTTGCCGGATCGGAATCCGCAGCGAGTGGCTGGGATGTTTCCTTCGCGGGGAACACGCTCACCGCCAGCTACAGCGGGGTATTCACCGGTGAGGCAACGATCTCGTTCGACGTGACGGTGACAGCGGCCCCGGCAAACGGTGAGCTGACCAACACGGCGTGTGTGGCGGCCTCCGGTCCGGCGTTCCCGCAAGCGGAGCGGAGAGTGAATCCTGAATCGGACCTCGTGGGGCTCCTCAACGGGGCTGAGGGGCCCGGTGATGAGGTTCCCGGCGAGGTGCCTGGTGAGGGTAACGGAGGTGACACGAACTCCGGCAATGACTGCGGATCTGCCACGACCACCGTTCGCGCGGTCGTCGTGACCGGCGGGGCCGTGTGCGTCAACGACACCCCGTGGTTCAACTTCGACATCACCCCGAGCGGGATCGGCGACACCGCTGACCTCCCCATCGTGATGATCTGGTGGACCGCTGAGGCGTACGCGAATCGCGACCCATCGATCCCAGCTGGAGACATCGCGGCGATCCTCGCAGACGGTGCATCGCAGGTGGACCCGATCGCGTACCCGGCCGGGTGGCAGAGCGGTGACGCGGTGACCGGGCAGATGCTGTGGCCAGGCGCCACAATCGATGCGGACGGCAACCCGACCGGATGGCCAGGCTGGACGCTGAAGAGCGACGGCACGTGGGTGCTCGACCCGAGTGCTCCGCACTACGACCTGCGAAGCCAGGCCGTAGTGGAGATCCGGATCAACCCAACCGCGAGTGAGACGACGGTGTACCCGCCGGCGACGCCCAACTGTGCGGCGCAGCCTCCGGTCACGCCGCCGGTGACGCCTCCGGTCACACCTCCTCCTGCGGCGGTGGTTCCTGGAGTGACACCGACAGTGGTGCCAGCGCCAGTCGCCGCGGCTCCGGCTCCGGCCCGCGCTGAACTGGCACGAACGGGCGGAGAAGCGAACCTCCTTGGAGGCGCTGGAATCGCTCTGGTGCTCCTGGGGGCGGCAGCGTGGACCCTGGCTCGCAGGCGCCACGAACGGGCGTGACGGGCGGGCTCAGTGTCCTGCTGGCACACGCCCCGGCCCCCACGCCTCATCGCGTACGGGGCCGGGGCGCTCCTGTGCGTGGGCGGGCTCGCCTCAGGGCGTGGGGCTGGGGTGCTGCGGGCGTGTGGCGGGCTGGCTGCGGGGCGTGGCTCGGGCTGCTCCGGGACGTGGGGCCGGGGTGCTCTGGGGCGCAAGATTGTGGGCTCCCGTCTGCGGGGAGTCCGGGCGTGTGTGCCGCGCGGAGGGGCCGGGGCTCGGGGGAGGGGCTCTGCGACACGCCAGGGATACCGTGAAATGGGGCCACGATTTGCACAGGGGGTGAAAGTCAGCATAGTATTTCATCTCGGTAGCAAGCGCGAAAATCGCTTCGGCCCCATCGTTTAGCGGCCTAGGACACCGCCCTTTCACGGCGGCAGCACGGGTTCGAATCCCGTTGGGGTCACTAGATACTGAATACAACTAAATACAACAACACTATGGCCCTGTGGCGCAGTTGGTTAGCGCGCCGCCCTGTCACGGCGGAGGTCGCGGGTTCAAGTCCCGTCAGGGTCGCCAAGGTGGAGAAACCCTTCTTCGGAAGGGTTTCTCTGTCTCTGGTGATCGCCATAAGGTGAATACCAGGCTCTGTAGCTCAGTTGGTAGAGCGTTCGACTGAAAATCGAAAGGTCACCGGATCGATGCCGGTCGGAGCCACGTAGCGGAGATTACACCGCTACTGAACCCTCGCAGGGCTTCTACCTGCGGGGGTTCTTTTTATGCCTGTTCACGTGCGGTTTTCGAGAAGCACAAGCCCCAGTCTGGAGAATTCCAGCTGGGGCTTTTTGTGTTTCTGGCGGGAATGCGTTCCCCCGCCCGGCTGCCAACTGTAGCCAAAACTGTAGCCAGTGGGATTTCGTCCAGGTTCTGCTAATGTCAGAGGCCACATTTACTATTCGAACATATGTTCGAATGCTGGCGAAGGAGCGAAATTGTCGTGGACAGCAAAGACTATTGGTAGCGCAGCCGTGGTGACCGGACAGCGGCCCTCTGTTTTACTCGACCGAATTCTCTGCGCGTTCGAAGATGAGGCGCGGGGAGACGGTCAAAACTCGGCAGATGTCAATGAGTGCGGAGACGGGGATGTCTCGCGTTCCTTTGAGGTATCGCTGAATGGAGCTCTGGGCGATGCCAGACTCCTCAACTAGCTGGGCTAGCGTAATGCCCTTGCGCGCGCGCTCTGCGCGAAGCTCGGCTGCTACAGCCTGAGCAAATAGGTCTCCGTAGTCGTTCATGGCTACATCGTATCTCATTTAGACCAAATCTGGTCCGTTCCGGGAAATAAAGTTCTATACGGACTTGCTAACTGGTCCATGCGGTCGTAATGTAGTCCGCATGGACCAAGAGATTGAAGCCAAGATCAAGTCGGCAATGACCGATGCGGACAGGTCGCGTAAGTGGACCGCACGAAAAGCTGGGATGTCAGAGTCGACATTCCAAAGAAAGCTCAATGGTGGGGGTGGCTGGATGGTCAGCGAGCTCTACCGCATCGCAGTGGCTCTGGGGATTCCCCCCTGCGAACTCCTGCCAGAGCCGTTTATTGAAGCGATGCAGGAAGCCGCATGACCCCGATCTCCTACAGCGTCAAGGGCGCTGCAGCAGCTACCGGTGTATCAGAGTCACTCATTCGGCAGGCGATCGCTGACGGCGACCTGCAGGAGCGTTACTGGAACTCAAAGCAGCTTATCGACCACGACGAGTTGAAGAGGCATTTCAAGTCCCTCCCCACTGAGAAGCCTGCACGATGAGCGCGCGTCTTGAAAGCAAGAAGCCCGGTGCTGTAACACCGGGCCAGAACAAGGAATAGGAAGTCACATGTTCAAGAAGAAGCGTAACGCAGAAATGCAGAAGATTGCAGCTGCGGAGTCCGAACGGATCATCGGCATCCTGCGCCAGGCGGGCATCATTTCGGAAGCAGTCACTGTCTACGGACTCGGTGAACCGGTGACCACCTATGAGACCGCTCTTGTGTCGCGTGAAGTTGCGCTCAAGGAAGCAGAGTTTGCTGCGGAAAAGGCGGTCCGGGCCTATGCGAGTAGGGAGTGGGAGAAGGCGCGTGCTGTGCGTGAGCGGGAGCGTGAGGAGCGTGACCTGAATCGTCGTATCGCGAAGGGTGCGAACGAAGCGATTGACAAGCACCTTGACCAGGCTGCTGCTGCTTCGCGAGAGGCTGTCGATACGGCACAGGTAAAACTGGTGGATATCGGCGGATCGGTGCTTATGTCGGTCGAGTCGATCAAGCCTCAGAAGTTTTCGCCAGACATGATCGAGCCGGTGCTCAGCGCGCGTGAGGTCTCACTTCTCATTGATGAGCGAATCGCTGCTGCGGCTGGACGTCAGGCGGCTGCGCTCGAAGCCATTGTGGCCGAGAAGAGGCGTCGTCGAGATGCAAAGGACCTCGCAGAACGAGCGCCTGAGGGTGGTGCGGCATGAACGCCGAACTGATTCCGATTCGTGAGCACGACGGCAAGCAGGCCGTCAGTGGCCGTGAACTCCACGAGTTCCTGCAGATCACAACCCCGTACACGAAATGGTTCGACCGCATGCTCGAGTACGGCTTCACCCAAGGGGTCGACCACGTGGACATTTTTGTCCGCGTGCCTTCCGACGCTGGCGGGCGCGACTATGAGCAGAGAGATCACGCGCTCACGCTCGACATGGCGAAAGAACTGTCGATGTTGCAGCGGAACGAACGCGGCAAGCAGGCACGTCGATACTTCATCGAGGTGGAGAAACGAGCACGCGCTATGTCACCGGCGCTTCCAGGGACGTATGCGGACGCGCTGCGTGAGCTCGCGTCCACGGTGGAACAGAACGCCGCATTGGAAGCGAAGGTGGAAGCTGACGAACCGAAGGTCGCTTACGTGGACGAGTTTGTGCGCCGCGGTGACGTGCGCCTGTTCCGCAACGTGGCTAAGTGCCTCGGCATGAAGGAGTCGGAGCTGCGTGACGATCTCCTGACCCGCAAGTGGATCTACGGCGAAACGATCGAACGCTACTCGAAGACGAAGCGGCGCGACATTGAGGTAAACCGGTACTCGGCATACGCAGACAAGGCCCGCTATTTCTATCCGGCCCCGAACCATGACGCCCCACGGTTTAAGGGGGAAGCGATGCACACCCTCAAGATCACGCCGCGCGGAGCTATCGCGCTGGCCAAGCTGTACAACGTCGACCCGTCAGTCATGGATGACGAGTCCGGGCTCGGGGAGGTGGCGTGATGGGTCTCAAGCATGTCTGGCCGTTCCGATGGTTCGATGAGCGACGTCAGCTTCGGGAACAGGCTCTCCGTGATCTGGACCGCACTACACGGGCATTGGAACAGCTATCGGCTCGTCTTGCCCGCGCCATTGAACGTACGCAGTATGTGGGACAGGTGAACCCCAGCGTCCAAACACGTAAAACTCGGCCGCATCCCCAGGGCGAACTACGGCCCCGTTCGGTAGATGCTTCGGAACACCACTCATGAGGTCTTCGGGAATGGTTACGTCTTCGGCTACGTCGCTTCCCGTGTTGCGGAGCACGAACAGGCCGCCACTGGGATTCGTGATTGTCCATGAAACATCGGGCTTTTCGTCAGCGGGCCGTTCAACTAAGTGTTCTCGCTCAAGAAGTCGCTCAGTAAGCAGGTTCGCCCGTTCTGCGGCGAGGGCAGAGCGCGCAGATGCTTCCGCAGATGCCCTCTCGTATCGGAGGGACCTCGCTGACATGGAGATTGCGATCACCGAGATTACAACCGGTACTGCTCCAACTAGCAGCAGCTCCGCATGTTGCCAGATCCACGAACCAACGCTTTCCCAGAATCCCATTCCCAAACTCTAGCTAGTCCGTAGCGTCTAGCCAGCGTTTCGACACTGGCCTAGCTGCTGCATACCCAAAATCGCCCGTGATGCGCTCGCAGATCGGTCACGGGCACTGCCTTCGGGCAACAACTACATAGCTGTACTGAATGTCTCTCAGATAGGTCTAGCCGCTTCGTGCGGTGGAAGAGCGCCCCCGGTTGTGGGGTCCGATGCTAACTACTGGCCCGGTTCTACAGGTGCAGCGTTTCATAACTGCTTGGTCATGGTGACTGTCTCGTGGTGGGGGTGGTAGTGGCGTGGTGGTGGAGAGTCTGGCCGGTATGTCCCGGCAGCATTTTTGGCCTGCTTGGTGGTGGGAACCGGCGCGGGGTTAAGCGCATGAGTCTTTTGGCCTCACGGGTGTGGGGAACGGTGTCGTATCGGTGAAGCGGCAGGCGGTGTGTGGTGCTGCGCGGTGGCTGGGTCACCCGGCCGCGCACAGGGTTCGAACCCCTGACCGCCACGAAGTCCCCGTTTGGGGCGCGCCCTCGGGTAGGAGGCGGACGGTCACTCCCCGGATGGGGCACGGCTAGAGAAGCCGGTCAGGGATGGAACGACCCTGGCTGGCACTGCCCGCACAACTTTGGAGGTGCTTGTGAATCGGCATTGGGTATGGATTTGGGCTGCGGGTGTCGCGGTCCTGGTGATGGTGATTGTGAGGGTGGTGGCGTGGTGGCTGATGTGAAGAAACCGGACGTGTTTTTCGTGCAGGTGAATCGGAGCGCGAGTGAGATTGAGAGTTTCCAGAAGCTCGAGATGGCTGCTGCGATGGTTGGCGGGCAGCTGGGGCAGGCCGTGTTGTCGGCGCTCGCTGGGGTGCGGGATGACGTGATCGGGCGTGCGATGTGAACGGGGCTGGCTTGTTCAACGGGCTGTCGATCCTGATCTATGCCGGCATGTTTGCGTGCGCGTATTGGGTGTACCGGATCGAGGTGCGGCGTGGGAAGAAGTAGGGCGACAGCGAAGCAAGCTGGTTCGTTGTTCGAATCCCATGTGGTTGGCTATCTCGCTGATGCCTTGGATGATGACCGGATCGAGCGGCGTGCGAAGAGCGGCAGCAAGGACCGTGGCGACATCGGGGGAGTACGGACCGTGACCGGTGGGCGCGTCGTTGTGGAGTGCAAGGACGTTCGGGCAATGAACCTGTCCGGCTGGGTAGACGAAGCCGAAGTCGAGCGTGGCAACGATGACGCAGCGGTCGGGGTTGTCGTGCATAAGCGGCTCCGGTTCGGGGCGAAGAACATGGGCGGCACGTACGTGACGATGACGCTCGCAGATTTCGCGGTGCTGCTGGGCGCCGCACGAGATGTAGGAGAAGAAGGATGACGAAGGCTTTTACAGCAGGCAACGGTGTGACTGTGGCGGTCGAGCCTGACAACGACCTGTTCCTGCGCTGGGTGGATGGGGTGGACGGCACGCTTGCATTTAGAGGTGACGTGACGATCGCCCTGCGTGAGTTTTTCCTGCATGAGCGGGATAAAGAACTCGGACGCTGGCGCGACCCCGAATCACCGGATCTCGTTGTCTACGCAAGGGATGGCGAAGAGAAGGTCCGCGTCGTGGACGAGCGATGCGGGTGGGCGTGGGAGATTTCGCCGAGCACCAAAGCGTATGAGACATCGGTGCTTTACGACGTAGTGAAAGCGGGTCATGCGTACTTCGCCGCTGACCCTGAGCCGAAGCCGTGGCATGACGCGAAGCCCGGGGAAGTGTGGGCGCTCACGTACGAAGGGGTTGAGCAGGCATGGGGCGTCGCGTTCGACGGTTCTTCTAGCCGCCTCGTATTCGCGTGTGGCGACTCACGTCTTTCCGAAAAGGACGCTGAGATCACTGCGGGTCGTCGTATTTGGCCGGAGGTGGTGTCTGATGTTGCCTGATGTGTTTGATCTGGCGGCACCGGATCAGTACGCACTTGTCGCCGCCTCCACCAATCTCGGTGGGGGCCTCACTGTTTCTCAGGTCGAAGAACCGGTGAAACGTCACCGTTGTGGGCTATGCGCGAACCCGCACACGTATGGGCGAGAAGACTGCCCGAAGAACAAGGAGCGTGACTGATGTGTCGGCGTGACCCGTGGGGTGAAGACCTCGAGGAATTCCCGGATCCGTGGGATGAGGCGGACTATCTGCATGACATGGAGAAGGAGCGGGAGGTGTTCGGTGACGTATGAGCTGGTGGAGGTCGTGTCTGACACTGCTGAGTGGCAGCAGGAGCGGCGGAACAGTATCGGTGCCAGTGAAGTGGCGGCGGTTCTGGGGTTGTCGCCGTATGCGACGCCGCTGGACGTGTACCGCTCGAAGAAGGGCGTGGACACCGAGTTTGATCCTGAGCGCGCCCACATCGGGCATGCGGCGGAGGTGCTCATCCACGGGTGGATCGAGAAGTTCCGCCCCGAGCTCACCCCTGTGCTGCCCGCCCAGATGGTGCGATCGGTTGAATACCCGTGGCTGCACGCGTCACTTGATCGTCGCCTCACGGTAGACGGTATCGACGTGCCGGTGCAGATGAAGTCGGCGCACTTCTACGGGGTGAAGGACTGGGAAGACGGCACCCCGATCTTGGTGCAGGCGCAGCTGCAAACGGAGCTGTTCGTGTACGACCGCCCGTTCGGGTTCAGTGCCGTGTTCGGTGGCGATATGCGGATCCGCATGTATCGGGTGGAACGGGATGACGAGTTCATTCAGAACCATCTCATCCCCGCAACCCGAGAGTTCTGGGAGCAGCATGTCCTGAAAGATGTGCCGCCGCCGGCAACGACAACAACGGAGCACGCCAGCCTCCACACCCCAAACGCGGATAAGACAGTGGAACTCACAGAGCTGCTCGCGGAAGCGCTCGACCGGCGTGACGTGCTCCTCGCTGACGCGCTGAGCCTTGAGAAGGAAGCGAAGGTGCTGCGTGCAGAAGCTGACGAAACACAGGTCGCGGTCCTGAACTATGCGGGCGACGCACAACACATCACGGTGCATGGGTCGCCTGAGTGGGAGATCAAACCGATGAAGGGCCGGCGCTCGGTGTCGGTGTCGGACGTGGAGGAGCGTCACCCGGAACTGTACGACGAGCTCGTGAAGGCCGGCGCAGGCCGGAACGTACTACGAAAGGTGAAGAAGTAGATGACTTACAAGGACTGGCCAACTCAGATCGGTGGGAATATGTTCTCGCTCGCAAAGCTCGACCCAGAGGTGCCGCCAGCCAAGCTCAAAGTGGTCACATGGAGCAACGTGTTCGGTAGTGGCGGAAGTGTAGCCATCGAGGCGTACGACAGAACCAATAGTCGCTTCAACTCTGACCTTGCGTCCATCCGTGTTGACGGTGGCTCGGTCGCTGCCGAACGTGAGCATCTGCAGGTTCTTGCCGACGAGTTCGGTGAAGACCTTGCAAGGAACTGGCGCGCTCTCATTGAAGATGCGCGAGCGAAAGTCACGAACTACTACACACGCCAGGCCGAGGAACAGGCATCGAAACGCGACGCGGCACTGAAGGGGGAGTTCAATTGAGCGAGCTCACGCAGGCTGCTGTTGCGGTGAAGAAGAACCCGACCATTGAGGACTACCTCACGAAGTATGAGCCCGAGTTTCAGCGGGCGCTCGGGAAGACGATGGACGCGGCGAAGTTCTCGCAGGACGCGCTCACCGCGATCAAGCAGACGCCGAAGCTGCGGGAGTGCGACACCCGGACACTGTTTGGGGCGCTGTTCCTAGCTGCCCAGCTGAAGCTCCCTGTTGGTGGGCCGCTCGCACAGTTCCACCTCACTCCCCGCAAACGCGGCGACGTGTGGGAAGTGCTCCCGATCATCGGGTACGGCGGGTACATCCAGCTGATCATGAACACGGGCCTCTACTCGAAAGTGGGGGCCTTCCTTGTGCATGAGGCTGATTACTTCGATGAGGGAGCGAACAGTGAGCGTGGTGAGTTCTACGACTTCAAGAAAGCGCGAGCTGATCGTGGCGCTGTCGTCGGTGTGGTCGCTTACGTGAAGGTCAAGGGCTACGACGAGTCCCAGTACGTCTACCTCGACGCGGAGACGATGCGTGAGCGGCACCGGCCCCGCTTCTGGGAGAAGACACCTTGGAAGTCTGACGAGGGTGAGATGTTCAAGAAAACCGGGCTGCGGATGCTTCAGAAGATGCTCCCGAAGCAGGTTGAAGCGCAGAGCCTCGCTCTGGCAGCTTCCGCGGACCAGGCATCGGTGAAGAAGGTTGACGGGGTGGAAGACCTGACGATCCAGCACGACATCGAGGATGCGGAGGTTGTCACTGGTGACGGTCAGGTTTGAGCCGGTGCTGACATGCGGCACCTGTGACGGCCGTGGAGTGTTGAAAGACACCCGCGGTCTTTCTCGTCCCTGCTGGTGTAGGACACAACCAGTGGAGGCAGCATGAGCGAGTTCGATGGGATCTTGATCCCGCAGGGTGGGAATCGTCCACTGATGTCGTACCCGCCCGAGTTCAAAGCTGCACGCGTGTTCGTGGACCGCGTGATGGTCGAGCTCGACGTACCTGACAGGGAACGAGCCGAGGTGATGGCCGATTGGATCGTGAACTTTGCTGAACGGTTCGGTGCGTACCAAGCAGGCCCAATGTTCGACATGGACGGCAACGGTCCACAGTGCTCGTGGTGCGGACAGATCTGGCCGCTGTGCGGGCACCACCACATGACAGGCAGAAATCTTGAGGAGGACGACGATGATGGCGAGTGACCGTATCGACCACGCAGCAGAAGCGCGCCGCGTCGCTGGAATCGCTGACGCGACCTACGAGGCGATCGACCCGCGCAATGGGGAGATGTCCGTGGCGCAGATGATCGAAGCGCAAACGCTGGCGCATGTCGCCCAGGTGCACGCGACTCTTGCCCTGGTGGAGCAGCAGCGCGTCATGAACATTCTCAAGGTTGACGAGATGGGCCTCCGCGCAAACTACGATCCTGGCGACGAGATCCGTGAGGCGTTGGGGATCTGTGAGTAACAAGCGGACGGGGCGTATGCCTCCAGCTCACCCTGACAAGGTCGCTCAGCGCTGTAATGGCATGTGCGAGGGCTGCCACAAGGAACCGGCGATGAACCTACATCATCGCCGGTTTCTTAGTCGGGGCGGGAAACACAACCTCGCGAACCTGGTCGCCCTGTGCGGGTCCGGCAACCATTCGGGCTGTCACGGTGACGCGCACGGTTCCGACCCGCCCCCAGGGTGGGCGATCTCACGCCACTACGGCGGCACCGAAACCGATGCATGGTTCCAGGACCGTGCCGGCCAGTGGTGGCAATTCGATGACGACGGCGGGAAACGGCGAAGAGTCGCCCCGTACTAGAAGGAAGGAGGGCTGTCGTGCGACTTTCGCAGCTGCTCGTGAACGAGTACCCGCGCCGCCTCATCTGGTGGATGGAGTGCGATGTCTGCAGGAAGACCCGTAGCGCGCCGGCGTGGTCGCAAGACGATCTCCCGTTGAGCAAGTTTCGGGATGCCGGGTGGCGGTGCCGCATGGAGCATCCGATGGATACATGCCCCGACTGCCTAAGGAAGGAGGTGCATGGTGGCGTGGTTTCGTGTTGATGATCAGTTCGGTACGAACCCGAAGGTGATGCAGATTCCGAGGGCTGAGCGGCATGCGTGTTTGGGGTTGTGGTTGCAGGCTGGTGTTTGGTCGGCGCAGCATCTCACGGATGGTCGGATTCCGGGGTACATGCTCGAGGAGCTGGGGGCGGAAGTGTCACACCGGGACAGACTTGTGACGGTCGGATTGTGGCAGGAAGACGGCGACGACATCGTGTTCAACGACTGGGCCGACTACCAACCGTCGCGTGCGGACGTAATGGCCAACCGGGAGAAGGAACGCCGCCGCAAGGAAGCGTACCGACTCAAAAAGGCCGGAATCACAGGGCAAAGTCCCGACGGGACACAAACGGACGAGGACACGGGACGCCAACGGGTTTCCGGACACCCCGACCCGACCCGACCCGACCCGGCCCGACCTACTAAAGAAGTAGCTAACGCTACTTCTACGCGCAAGGCGCGAGGCGCACGAATCACATCCGATTGGATGCCCGATTCTGGTCTGATCCAGCAGATGCAGTCCGAGTGTCCTGGCCTTGATCTGGAATCCGAGCACAAGGTGTTTGTTGACTACTGGATCGCTCAGCCTGGGCAGAAGGGCGTGAAGCTTGATTGGGCTGCGACGTGGCGTAACTGGATGCGTCGCAAGTTTGGTGAGCGTGGAGGAGGTGCGGTTGGTGCTCGGGGGCAGTCGGGGCCGAAGCCGACTGCTGGCGATAGAGCTCGGGCGATCGCTGACGAATTCAGAAAGGAGGGGCTATGACGCCGAGTGAAGTTGCTGACCTGCTCAGCCTGTCCGTGGAGCTTGATCGGTATTCGACCGCGGACAAGATGACGAAAGAAAAAGTGGTGGCGTGGGCTGCAGTGTTCGGGCAGGAAGCGCCAGCCATGACATTCGATGAAGCTCAGCCGCTCGTGATCCGCTATTACGGGACCGCTGGGGAGTCGCTGACACCGTTCGCGTTGATTGATCTGTGGCGGGCTGAGAAACGAATGATGCCGTCTCAGATCGCAGCGGACGTGCGTGTGGCGAAGCGGCTCGGGATGGTGGCTGCGGATCATTGGACGCGTGATCCGCTACCCGCTGATGTTGCGCGCCGGCTGGCTGAGTATCGGGCTGGCGTGAATGCGGAGGCTCCGGCTATTGAGTCGGGGCCTTTGTTGTCCCCGCTGGGGCTCGATGTTGGGAGGCGAGTGTGACTCTCGAGGAGATGGAAGCGACGGCAGACGCGAACACGGCGAAGCTGCTCGAGCTCATCGAGGCGGGGCAGCGAAGCAACCTCGCCACATGGATGGATGGGCGTGATCGTACTGAGCTCGCTTGGATGGTCCTCGCCCTCGGCAACGGGCTCCTGCAGCACGAGCGAGAAGCGGACCGGCTGGTGCTGCAGAACGCGATTTTGACGCGTCAGAACGAAACGCTGGAAGTCGCGAACAAGCAACTGTTCGCGGAGCGCACAGACCTGATCGGACGCGTGAAGGAACTGCGCGTGATGGTCGACCAGAAAACTGCGGCGTCGACCGCGAAACGAGAGAAGCGGTCCGCATGAAAGAACCCGAACGGTCGCCGTTCTGGCCGGACCGTATCCAAGAGCTGGCAGACCAGCTCAACAACGAAGAGGAAAACGAATGAGCAAAGCAAACTTCAGCATCGAGGGATTCGCGGCAGAACCGAAGCCGCGAGTCTCGCAGTCGGGGAAGCGGATGATCGACGTGTCTGTGGCGCATTCTCCACGCCGGTTCAACAGGCAGTCGAACCAGTGGGAAGACGTGACCGACAAGGACGGACAGAAGATCACGACGTGGGCGAGGGCAACGTTCTTCGATGAGAAAGCCGACGCTGTGCAGGCGCTCGTGGGGAAGGGCACCCTGGTCCGGTTGGAGGGCGAGCCACGCCTGAACGTTTACACGAACAACCAGGGGCAGGCAGCAGCGTCAATTGATGTGCAGTTCGCTGACATCTCACTGGTCGTGCAGGCAGCACGCCAGGACCCGCCACAGGGCGGGTTTAGCGGCGGTTCACCCCAGGGACAGACTGAATGGGCGCAACCACCCGCAAACGGCGCCCAGAACGGCGGGCAGGGGTTCAGCGGCTCGTTTGATGACGAGCAGCCATTCTGACCAACAAACCATGCAAGACCACCAATAACGCGGCTCCTGCACAACTATCTAGGCCCGCCAAGTGTGGGCCTATTTGGTTCCTTGGGCCCTAAATTCGGCCCAAGGAACCATCCAGATCTAAAGGTCCTTTGCTTCAAGGGCGGATGCGTTCCATAGGGCAAGTTTCGCAGTCGCAGCCTGACGTGCCAGCTCGTATGCGCCGTCCTCAGAGTAATCAGGATAATCCGTTGAACGATCAATTTCTCGAAGACTGAAGATCGAGTCCAGGAGCCACTTACGAAGTGCTTTCCTTTCGGGCAATGACGCGATCAGATCAACCTTTGCGGAGGCCTCAAGTAATAGTTGATTCGCTTGAACAGTCGCGGTTCGCTTTACCTCGTCACTCTGAATTGCAGGATCAGTTCTGTACTCCTCGGCGTTAAAGGCAAGTGCAATCGCGAAAGCAATCTCCGACCGTTTCTCGTCCGCTCGATCTTGCCGTGTCTGCATCCTATGAGCTTCATCGCGGTCGTTAGCTTCTCGCGCGATCCTGACTGAGTCCTCGGCGATCTTGGTTGCTTTCTGACCGTTTCGGGCGGCCACAACCGCGACAACTAGCGATGCAGAAAACGACATCAGCGTCGCAGTGATCATCCACACATCGCCTTCGTGTGGCCCAAACGTCACAGGAATGGCATCCAGAAGCTCAAACATGCTTCGAACTATATCCAGGAAAGGAACCCTGATGAACACAAAACAAGCCCGCCGTCCTGCTGGCCCGTGGCTCCCGGTAGAGGGGCAGAGCGCATGAGCGAGCACGCAGGCCTGAGCGCAGAGATGCGGGAGCCAAGGACGGCTGACCTTGCCCGCGACAGGCAAGGCCGACTGTGGGAGTTTGACGGGCTACGGGGCTTGTGGCGATGCCGATCCGCAAACACGGCGATGTCTTGGAAGCTCCTGCTGGCCTTTACCGAAATCATCACTATCTACCATGCCAAGGAGGCGCAGTGACTGACCCAACACCCGAACAGATCGAAGCCGCCACGCTGGCGATGGAAGAGCACTACGACAGATGGAGCGGGCCAGACGAAGACCCGCCCACGTATGCCGGCCTTGCAGAAGCTGCTCTCGTGGCTGCGGCTGGTGTCACCCCACAGGAACCGGGGGAACCACACGACTGCACCGGGCTCGCAATGATTGGCGAGATCGAGAGCCTGAAGCAGCTTCTCGACACTCAGCGTCAGCGCGCAGACTTCTGGGAGCGGCGATACAAAGAAGCGACGCAGGTAGACGAAGCGAAGCTCGCGGAGGCGATCGCCGAGGAACTCGAAACCGACGACGCGATTGCCGAGGACTGGTCGAACGGCAAGCTCAACGCGACCGCCCGACGACTCGTTCAGTTCGCGGTACTGCCAGCGGTTGCGGGGTGGTGGGCAATGAGTGAGTTACCCGATCGCTCCCACGAAAACGAGGGCAAAGACGATGATCGATGCGCCTGTGAGGAACCCCAACGCCCCCAAAACCAGGCCGGTGATGGAAACGCCAACAAACTGATGCCGTCTCAGAGCGACAATGCCGAGAATGACACCTGCAAGACCGGCGGCCATGCTCGCATACAAAGTGAACGCGCCTGCCGAAGTTACGAAGTAGGTCACGAGGAGCGCGATGCTCAAGATCCCGGCGATGAGAGCCGTGCGTGCGGGACCGGTCGGTAAGGGCGTGGGCTTCTCAGTTGTCATGTGTTCCTCATCGGTCGGTGCTGCTGATTTGTAAACCCTATTTGGATCGGAAGAGAAAAGCTATGAACTGTGATGAGGAGACTGCCGCTGGTAAAGGTGGTGGGCGATGAGCGAGTACACGCCGACCGGCGAGGAGTCGAGAGAGTGCTACGCCAGCAGCGGTGACGGGCTCGATTTCAAACGCCGATTCAACGAGCGCCTGGTGGAGCACGATCGCATGATCGCCGAGGTGGAGCGTGCAGCCGCAGAGAAAGCGCTGACTGCCGCGGCGGACGAGGAGGAGCGAGTATCGCAGCAATACGCACTCACTGCTGATGGCATGCGGGATCGCAAAGAGTGGGCCGACAGCAACCGGTACGCGAACTATGCAGCAGGTCACGCGGCTACGGCCCATGCGCTGCGTGCTCGTGCTGCGGCGCACCGACGAAACGAAGGAGAGAACGATGCCTGAACTTGTTTCAGAGAAGATAGTGCGCGCGAGGAAGGCGCACCAGTGCAGGACCTGCAACCAGATGGCGGTCATGCCGGGGCAGGAGTACACCCGCTCCACCTACGTCTTTGACGGGCGTATATACGACTGGGTGATGTGCGCCGATTGTCGGGCCTGCGCGAGTTTCGTGTTCAGTTGGTGCAGCTACGACGGCGACGGCATTGGGGAGGATCAGTACGACGAATGGGCGTACGACACCGGATGGGAAGCTGACTCGGATCCCGCGACGCAGAGTGATGAGCAGAAGGCTGCAATCAGCTACCTGGTGCGTAGCCGAAAGATGGTCGCTGGCCATGCTTGGGTCGGGGTAGCAGGGCATCCTGACGACCTCGAATGCACCCACCGCGAAGACGGAACCGATGCCACCTATTGCGGAGGCGACGAGCGCGACCACCTGTGGAGCACCCGATGACCGCCCCTGATGTGCGTACCGCCGCACGAAAGGAAGCGTTCACCAACCTCTACTCACACAAGAAGGTTCCCGACAGGTATGACGCCGATCTGCTCATCGCCGGTTTCATGGACGGTGCTGTGTGGGGTGCTGCACTGGTCACACCCACACGAGAACAGATCGCGAAGGCCATGTTGGAAGCAGACCCCTACCCGCAAGCGCCGTGGGAGTTCGCGCCCGAAGTGGTGCGCGAAGCTGGCTACGTACTCGCCGACGCGGTACTAGCGCTCATCAGGGTGCTGGGGGGAGATATGGACGAATGAACTCACAGCCCGTCGCGGGCTCGGAACTTTAGTGCCGCGTTTGCGCTGTCAAACGTTCTCCCAGAAAGGTGAAAGATCCCATCCTTCTCGAAGAAGTATCCTCGAGGTCGCCAGAACCGGTCGGGGAGCGCCTGATATTCGCAGGTCCAGCGGATGCCTCTTTCGGGGTCGGTAGCTGCCCCTTGTTCACGGACCGCCCTGTACGGGAGCCCGCGGTATTCGATTTCTTCTACAGTGCTCATGCCGCTCACCTTACCCAGGTGGGCGGCGCTTAACTATCCACCGCCCCGGCCACGGCCGGGGCTTTTTCATACCCAGAAGGAGGGGAACGTGAGTCGTTCTCAGAAGCCTCGCACTCCGAGGTATTGGCCGCGCATGAAAGTGCGCGGAGCACGCCGGAAGAGGCTGCGCACTATGTACGTGTTCCAGCGCATCGGGGACGCAGGGAACATCGCATCCGAACAAATCAACACCTTCGGGCAGCGACTCATCAACATGCAGAACGCGATCAACCGCATGTACGAGCGCGCCGAAATCGTTCGGGAGGACCCTGCGCTACTCGTACGACCTCGCAGAGCTTGGTAAATCAATCATGAAGGGGGACTGATGCAGGACACTGAACGCGCTGTAGAGCGCCTAACCGAGATTCACACCGAAATGTTCGACGGTGCCGCTGGCATATCGGCACCGCTACTTGAGCTGCTCCGCGAAGCCAGGTACCCGAACCTCGGCCGCACGAAAGGCGGAGGCGGCAGCGGCGACATGCTCGATACCCAAGCGGTCAGCATGTACGAGAACATCGACGGCATCGTGCGTGCCTGGCTCGCCCACTTCCGAGAACCACACGCGGGGGAGCTGGTGCCCCTCACCAGGCGGCTACACGAGGTGCTCCGCGCAGAACATGCGGGTGGTCGGTTGGAGGACGCCGAGAAGCTGTTCTCGATGTTCCCCCAGTGGGTCGCACAGATCGATGACTACTTCGACCCGCCCAAGGAGTACGAACTCACCGCACCATGCCCTGAGTGCGAAGCTGAACGCATCCCCGAAGGCGAAGAGCCCAAACCCGGAAAGCCGGACGAACGCCCCTACAAATGGGCCGTGCGTGTACCCATCAAAGTGGGGCGCGCTGTTGTTGCGGAGTGCCACGCTTGTGGACGAATGTGGGGAGGCCGAGACCAGCTCACCCAACTCGGAGAAGCCATGAGCGCAGAGGTCGATTGGGCTCAGCTCCGGGAACTCGACCGCGAATCGGAGAAACGAATTACAACCGTGTAATTCGCGTGCTATGCTTAGGGTGCGCGCTACAAGTGTGCCTAGCCCCAGACCACAAGGTCAGGGGCTTTTGTGTTTCTGGGGGCCAGGCATTCTGGCCCCCAGACGCAGTGCGAATAGTGATCAATCTGCGTTGCGCATCTCGCGCAGCACGCCCTCTCCGAGGTGACCCCATTGCTCTTCGAACTCGAGGTCAAGCAGGTCGTCGTCCTGTGGTGCCATCTTGATCACCTCCCGTTCTTGCTTGTCGGCGGCAGATAGCTTACCCATCGACGCCGAACCCGCAAGCCCATCGCTCTCTCGCGGGCATCCCACCACCACATCTTCCCCGCACTGCACCACCACCACACACAAGGCGCACCCCACGCGGTGACGCATAGACACGCGGGTGCACGTGCGGGGACCCTGACCAACGGAGGCCAGACGATGAGTGACCAGCCCGCCTGTCAAGACTGCGGCCGACGCTACCCATCAACCCGTGCCGCCATGCTCTGCTGCGACGAACAATACCGCGGCGACCGATACCCCGAGAGGTGACCATGACCGAGGGACGCAGCTACCGCGCACAGCTAGCAACCGCACGCATGATCCTCGCCCAAGGGGAACAGCAGCTCACCGAGCACGCCACAACCGGGGCACACGCAGACCGCATCGACGGCCTCCACAAACTCAAAGCAACATGGACCGCACGCATCGCACAGCTCGAACCCCTCGCACGCAACGAAGCGACCCGCGAGCAGGGGAAGGGTACGGCGTTCGGGCTATGAGGTGATCGCATGGTCAAGCGCAACAGCACCATGCAGAACCGGATGCGCCAACACGTGCGGCGCCGGGGCGGAGCATGCCACATATGCGGCGAACCCATCGACTACACAATTCCGTACTACGTTCCAGGCACACGCAGCCCTAACCCTGAAGCCTACGTAGCCGACCACGACATACCCATCGACAAAGGTGGAGCGCACGACCCAAGCAACGCGAAAGCAGCTCATTGGCGCTGCAACAGCAAGAAGCGCGCGCGACTCCACGCTCCGATCGTAAAGCGATCAGGAGCTCTCAACTAACGACCGGCTGGCCCTCGGATCTCGCATCCGACCCCAGGGGGAGTGGCCCCCGAGCATCCGCGAACAAGACCTCCGGTGCTTGCCGAACTCTCTCTCTACGTTTTTTTCTTGTTTTTGGGGGTGGCTCTCATGTCTGCTCCTAAGCCTCAGTTGCGTGCGGTTGGCCCGGATGAAGTCCCGGAGCCGACGAAGATTCTGACCCTGTCTGAGGCCATTGAGTCGGGGGACTATTTGCAGATCCTTTTGGCGCAGCGTCGCGAGATTGCTACGTCGCTGCCCGATGAGAAGGGTCCCGCGAAGGCTGCTTTGCACCGTCAACTTTCAATCATCTCGAAGGAGATCGAGGGGTTGCAGCGGGGCGAAGAAGAAGATTCGGAGGGCGGCGCGAATGTCGAGGATGGGGAGTTCGACGCCGAAGCGATCTGAGCCAAAGCTGACGGATCTTGCCCGACACGTGGTGTACCCGAAGGGGATCGTCACTACCGCTTGGACTCGCGTTGTTGCGCAATGTCTGTTGATGGGCGTGACGTTCGATGAGTGGCAGCACGGTATCGGGAAGATTGCTCTTGGCAAGACCGCGGATGGCAAATATGCGGCCACAGTCGGAGGCGTACAGTTATCGATTCCTCGCCAAGTGGGCAAGACATTCCTTGTCGGAATGATCATCATCGCTCTGTGCATCCTGAACAAGAACTTGACAGTGTTGTGGACTGCGCACCGGACAAAGACGGCGACTAAGACCTTTCAGACGATGCAGGGCATGGTCAAGAAGAAGAAGATTCGCGGGCATCTCGCGGCTGGACGCAATGACGGTATCCGTACTGCAAATGGTGAACAGGAGATCCGCTTCCGCAACGGCAGTGTGATCATGTTTGGTGCCCGTGAGGGAGGCTTCGGTCGCGGCTTCGATGAAGTTGATATTGAAGTGTTCGATGAAGCGCAGATCCTCACGGAGAAGGCTCTCGAGGATATGGTGGCCGCGACGAACCAGTCACGCCAGCCATCTGGTGCGTTGCTGTTTTTCATGGGTACACCGCCGCGGGCGACTGATCCTGGTGAGGAATGGCTTGAGCGTCGGAATGATGCTCTCGAGATCAAGCCGATGGATCAGGTTGTTGGACTGTCGGATGACACGGTGTACGTCGAGTTCTCGGCTGACAAGGATGCTGACCCGGATGACATGGATCAGTTGGCGAAGGCAAACCCGTCGTTTCCTCACCGCACTCCGCTTGAGTCTGTTCTGCGTATGCGGAAGAACCTCAAAAACGAAGACTCGTTCAAACGTGAGGCGATGGGTATTTATGACGCGCTCGATTCTGGGCAGGTCATTGATGACAATTCGTGGTCGAAGGTGTGCGACCCGGCGTCGATGCCGCTCGAGCGCCTGACGCTCGCTATTGATGTCGCGCCCGATCGTTCGATGGCTTCGGTTTCTCTTGCTGGTCGGCGTGCGGACGGCTTATGGAGTGTGGAGCTCGATGAGCAGAAACGCTCTGTGGAATGGGTTTCGGCGTGGGTGAAGTCCCGCGCTGAGAAGAACCGGCTGCACGCCGTGGTTGTCGATGAGATGACGGGCCTTGTGGAGGAACGAAAGGGCCGTAACTATCTGGTCGGCACCGATGTGGTTGTGACTCTTGCCGCTGCGGAGGGCCGTGACATGGCGATCGCGTGCGGTCAGTTCTTTGACGGCGTGATGGAGCCGGTGCCGAAGCTGCGACATACGGATCAGCCGCAGCTCAACGTGGCTTTGTCGGTGGCCCGGAAGCGGCCGCTGGCGGGCGCATGGGCGTGGAACCGTAAGGACGCAGACTCGGACATCACCCCGATCGTTTCGGCAACCCTGGCCCTCTGGGGGGCTCAGAAAGACGACGTAGAACGCCCGACGAGGCGGCGGACTAATGAACGCACCGCTTTGGTGTTTTGAGAGGGGTTGTGATGGTTGAAGAGACCCTGCGCATTCCGGGACTGTCGGACGACGAGACGGTAACGCTGAACTTCCTCGCGAAGCAGCTGAAGGACAAGTCTCGTCACAACCGAAAGCGCTCCGACTTGTACGACGGAAAGAGCGCGCTGCGTCAGGTGGGTTCGATCATTCCACCGCAGTACCACCGGCTTGGACTTGCGCTCGGGTGGACTGCGAAGGGCGTGGATGGTCTTGCTCGGCGCTGCACTCTCGATGACATGGTGTGGGCGAATGGGAATCTTGACTCGTTGGGGTTGCCCGAGCTTCGCGATTCAAACTTCCTCATGTCGGAGCTGTCGCAGGGGCGCACAGACTCGCTGATTCATGGTGTCTCCTACTTGATCACCACGAAGGGCGGAGACGATGAACCGCGCGCGCTGATCCACACGAAAGACGCGCTCAATGCGACTGGCGAGTGGAACAACCGCAAGCGCCGTCTGGACAACCTCTTGTCGGTCACGTCGTGGCAGGCGAACAAGATAACCGGCTTCGTGCTGTACCTCGACGGCGAGACGGTGAACGCGGACCTCGTGGACGGCAAGTGGGAAGTCGCCCGCTCGGAGCACCCATGGAATGTTCCCGTCGACCCAATGGTGTACAAGCCGCGCACGTCGAAGCGTATGGGGCGCTCGCGGATCACTCGAGCTGCAATATCGCATCAGTACGCGGCGCTTCGTGAGCTTGTGCGCCTTGAGGCGCACATGGACGTGTTCACGATTCCGCAGCTGATCCTGCTGGGTGCGAACGAGGCAATGTTCAAGAACGCCGACGGATCGTACAAAGCGGCTTGGCAGATTGCCCTCGGTCGAGCACTCGCGATCCCGGATGACGACGACGCGCCGGCTGGGTCAGATGGCCGCGCTGATGTGAAGCACATCACAGCCCAGTCCCCGGCCCCGCACCTCGCAGATCTGAACGCCTTGGCGAAGCTGGAAGCCCGTGAGTACGACCTGCCTGATTCTGACTTTGCGATGACGGATTTCGCGAACCCGACCGGCGCTGAGTCATACACAGCTTCTCGAGAAAACTTGATCGCAGAAGCTGAGGGCGCGACGGACGACTGGTCTGTGCCGATCCGGAACGCGGTGGTCCGCGCTCTGGCTATCCAGAATGGTGTGTCCGAAGTCCCGCCGGCGTGGGCGTCGATTGATACGAAGTGGCGTTCGCCCATGTATCTATCGAAGGCTGCAGAGGCAGATGCGGGCGCGAAGCAAGTCGGGGCCGGGCCTGCATGGCTGAAAGAGACGCGCGTTGGCATGGAGCTTCTGGGACTGACAACGCAGCAGATTGACCGCGCCTTGTCGGAGCGTATGCAGCTGGAAGGCCGTCAGTCGGCGGCGGCGATCATCGCGGCACGGACGGGGGCTTCTGATGACAGCGTTGGAGTCGAAGCAGGCGCTGACCCTACTGGGGGATGACGCTGAGGACACGGCACGGTGGATGGTGGGTCGCACGTCTGGAGCCTTTGAGTCCCGGCGTTTGCAGCTCCTAGACACCGTACCGGGTGTCATTGACTACTACTCGGAGGGCACAGCGGCGCTCGCTGCGGACGCGTACATGGACGCACGGGCGGGTGTCGCTGGCTCATATGCTGCGGCCCCGATTGTGCTCGATCGAACGGTGAAGATTCGGCGCGGTGTCGCGTGGGCTTCTGAGCCCCTGGTGGCTGGGGAACTTGATCTCACAGCTGCTCGGATGGCGAAGCTGGCGCGAACGGAGATGACACGCCCATACCGCGACACGACGCTTCGCAATGGGGCAGCCGATGGAATGTTCGTTGGCTATAGGCGAATTGCCCGCGGGGAGTCATGCGGCTTCTGCAAAGCGCTTGCGGATCGCGGCGCGGTGTTCAAGCAAGGCACGGCCTATTTTGCGGCGCATGACAACTGCCAATGCACGGCGGCTGCAGCGTTCGTGGGGCAACCGCAAGGGCCTGAAGCGAGCGTCATGCAGTACACGGCGTCGAAGCGGCGCCGGACGCCTGCGGAGAAAGCTCGGATCAATGCGTGGGCGGCGTCGTACGCATAGATTTCCCGCTTCGGTGGGCTGTACCCGACAGCTTCGGGGCTTTTGACGTGCGACGGCACAGAAACGGATGGAACCAATGACGGAAAACAACGCAGCCGAGAACCAGCAGGGCCCCGGCAGCGATGGCGACCAGGACAAAGGCAAGACGTTCACGCAGGCAGAGCTTGACCAGATCATCACGGATCGACTCACGCAGCAGGCGAAGAACAAGTTTGGTGATTACGCCGATCTCAAGGCGAAGGCTGAGGGGGCGAAGACGGTTGAGCAGCAGCTTGCTGATCTCACTACGAAGCATGCAGAGGCGGAAGCCCGTGCGCTGCGTTCAGACATTGCCTCCACCTACGGGATCTCGAAAGAGGACCGTGACCTGTTCCTGACTAGTTCCGATGAGTCCGAGCTGATTGCGCAGGCGAAGCGCCTGGCTGATCGTGCGGCTGATCAGAAGAAGAACGGAAACCGTGCACCCAAGGAGGGTGCAACGACCACTAGCGACGACAAGAACAAGGACATGCGGGAGTTCACCCGTGGCCTGTTCGCGTCTGCGCAGAACGACTAGGAGGTAGCAGCATGGCTGCACTTGCAACGGGGTTCCTGGAACTCCCTGACCACATCATCACGCCTTGGCTTGGGAAGGTGAAGGGCGGCTCAGTTCTGGCCGCTCTCTCGCCCTCTGAGGCGCAGAAGTTCGGCACCGGCAAGGCGATGGTGTTCGATTCGGGCGAAGCCGAGCTGGTGTCGGAGGGCGGGCAGAAGTCCTCCAACGACATCACAAAGTCGACCCAGAGCGTCGAGCCTCACAAGTTCCAGAAGACCGTTCGCATGAACGAGGAAGTCATCTGGGCTGACGAGGATCACCAGCTTCAGGCTGTTTCGCAGATTCTCGACCAGATTCAGCCGGCCCTTTCGCGCGCGCTGGACTTCGGTGGCATTCACGGCATCAACCCGAAGACGGGTGCGGTTGCTTCTTCCATCACGCAGAAGCTCGCTTCGGTGACGAACATCGTTACCCGCTCCGCTGCCTCGCCCGGGAAGCCCTACGCGCACCTGGATGCGGCTGACGCGCTCGTGCTCGCTGATGGCTTCGTGCCTGAAGGCATCGCGCTCGATCCTGCGTTTGCAGCGAGCTTCTCGGCGCTGCGTGGTACGAACTCGGAGCAGAAGATGTACCCGAACTTCCGTCTCTCAACGGAAGTTTCCGAGCTTGACGGACATCGTTCGTCGGTGTCCCGCACGGTCGGTGCTGTCGGCACCGCAACGGTCGCATCGGGAATCCTTGGCATCGTTGGCGACTTCTCCGGCTTCCGCTGGGGTGTGCAGCGCGCGATCGGTCTTGAGCTGATCAAGTACGGTGACCCGGACGGCCAGGGCGACCTCAAGCGCAATAACCAGGTCGCGTTCCGTGCCGAGGTTGTGTACGGCTGGGGCATCGGTGATCTCGACGCGTTCGCGCTCATCAAGGCTGGTGAGTGATGACTGAGTACATTCACACGCAGTCTGGTGCCCGTGTAAGCGTCGCTGACGGCAAGGAGCTCGGCGTGGGCTTTGTGCCCGTTGGTGGGCAGGCGTCCGCTGAGCGGTCGGATACGCCTGACAAGTCGTGGAAGGTTGTTGAGCTCAAGGCGTTTGCCGACGAGCAGGGTATCGACCTTGGCGACGCCACGAAGAAGGACGACATTCTCGCAGCGATCGATGCTGTCGGCGAAAGCTCGGGCGATGACGAATCGGCCGATGACGCTGGCGGTACGGGCGACGACGAGTAACTAGGAGAGGGGGCGGTCATGGCTGTGACTCCCGAGAATATCGCGGTTGCTATGGGTATGGCCGCTCCCGAACAGGACTCGATTCAGTGGCAGCAGTGGGAACTGTGGATTGATGACGCGACAATGCTCATCGAGAACCGGGCCGACCAGTTGGATATTGACCCTGCCGATATTGGCGAGGTCAAGTTCGATTACGTGGTTCGGGAATCGGTGGTCGCGCACATCAAGAAGCCTGATGACGCGACGCAGGTTTCGGTGCAGGTCGATGACGGCATGACGTCGAAGTCCTACCGCTCTGGCAAGGGGCGTGTGACGATCCTTGACGAGTGGTGGGTGCTGCTTGGACTAACAGACCCATCTGGGGCATTCGCGATCGACATGGTTCCTGGCGTCGGGTCGATTCACGACCTGGCGTGCTCTCTCCGATTCGGTGCGGCGTACTGTTCCTGCGGGGCTGACATCGCTGGAAAGCCAATTTATGGGGTGGTGCCGTGAATCTTGGGTACGACATCGCTCAGGTGCTCCCGGGGCTGCGTGCTGAGGCCGAGTCCCGCATGGATGACACGGTCCAGGTGACTCGCGACGGCGAAAGAACGTGGGATGAGGTCAGTGGTGAGTGGGTGTCCGCGAAGGTGGTCATCTACGAAGGGAAAGCTCGCATCAAGCGCCCCAACGATCTGTCGGTTGATGCAGAGGCTGGTTCACAGCTCATCGCCGTTGGGCGTCTACAGGTGCATGTCCCCGTGGGCTCTCCGGTGTTCGCACCTAATGACCTGATCGAAGTTACAGGTTCCCTTAGCCGGGCCGATCAAGTGGGCCGCACGTTTGTCGTGGCGGCTCCATTCGATGGGTCGCAGACGACGGCAATCAGATACCGGGTGGAGGTGGCTGATGGGCGCTGATTTTTCAGAGCTGCTTTCGCTTGCTGCAGATATTGACGAGGCTTCTGACAAATTGCCAAAGTATCTGGGCAAAGCTTTGGGCGTCACCTCGAAGAAGGTCAAGGAAACTGCGGCGAGCAAGGTCAGTGGCAGAAAGCACTTCAGACAGGCCGCGTCTGCGATCGATTACGAGCTTGCCGGTTACACGGGTGCTGTATCTGGGATGTCGTCAGAGATCGGATACAACAAGGACAAAGCTGCGGGACAACTTGGCAACCTCGCCGAGTTCGGTGCTCCAAACGCCGGCAACCAGCTAGCCCCAGGCGGTGAATTGCAGGCCGTTCTCACTGAGCATGAGGACGATTTTGTTGCTGGTGTGGAGCGGGCTGTGGCTGACGCGATGGGGGAGGTTGGCCTGTGATCCGGGCGCATCGTGACGCGGTGATCGCTGACCTTGAGACTCGACTGCAAGGGGCAGTGTTCAAGTCGTATTCGGCTGCGAAGGGTTCTCGCTATGCAGTCGTGTTTGTGGCGCTCAGCTCGAAGCTGCGCACCCGGTACGCGGGCGGACAGTGGCGTCACGTGTACACGGTGACGGTGCACTCAGTGGGTGAGGACGAGGACTCCGCACTGTGGGTGCAGGAGCGTGTGGACAAGCTCACTGGGGTGACACTTGCGGTTGCTGGCCGGAAGCTCGACCCGGTGGAGTTCATCACGGCCCAGCCCCCGAATCTGGATGACGACGGCCCGAAGCCGTTGTGGTTCACGATCACTCAGTTCGACATCATCTCTGACCCCGCCTAGCGCGGGGTTTTCTGTTTGAGGGAGGCCCTATGGAGGGGTTCATTCGTGTGCGTTCGACTCAAGGGCCGAAGGCCGAGTACGAGGTTTCGGAGGCTGCGTTCAAAGCGCGACCCGAAGCGTTTGTGCGTGTTGGTTCCGGCTCGAAGCCGGATGTTAAGCCCACTCCGGTGGCACGAGCGGGCGCAGATGCGCCCGAGAAGGAGGCTAAGAAATGAGTCTTTCAGAAGTAGCACCGGGTCAGGTTTCTGACGGCCGCGCAAAGGTCCTGTTTGTTCCTGTGATCGCGAAGCCGGGTGAACCAACTTTGGCTGAGCTCACCGCGACTGGCGTGATCGATCTCACCTACCAGTTGTTTGGTGATGGTTTCGATCACCAGACGGAGGTCACGAAGTTCGAGACGAGCCGGTACACGCTCGAGCAGCTGCTCGAGAACGAGGGCACTGTGAAGGACACGATCACGCTGAAGTACCCCTACATGGGGACCGAGAGTGATGAGGTCCGCACGGGCCTGACCCGCGGAACGACTGGTTATGTCGTTGAGCGTCTCGTGGTCGCGAACGAAGTTCCGTTCGCCGCGGATCAGTTGCTTTCGATTGTTGCCCCGGTGCGTGCCGGTTTGCAGCGTGAGATTCCGCGGACGAAGAACACGGAGATTGGGAAGATTCAGGATCTTCTCGTGACGGGCCGTGTTGAGCGTGACGTGAAGGTCGCCGCTGGTCCGTAGCTAGTACCCCGTGTGGGCGGGTTTCTCCCTGTCCCCGCCCACACGGTTCACCTCGACGGGGAGAGATGACGGGGAGTCATGGATTTTAAGGATGCGCTAGCGAAGGCGCGAGAGTCACGTCCGGAGCCGGTACTGCAGGCGGTCGCTGTGGGTGACGTGCTGTTTCAGGTTGAGGTGCGGCGTCTGGATGGGATGGAGTGGGCCGGCGTGATGGCTGAGTGCCCGCCTTCTGACGAGAAAGGCGCCCGACTCGGTTACGACACGAACAAGGCAGCGTTGACTGCTTGCCGCCGTTACTCGCGACTGCTGGACACGGAGGGGGAACCAGTCGCTGATGTCGATTGGGCTGGCCTGTTCGCGGAGCTGTCTGGTGTGGAGATCGGTGCGATCGCTGCCACGTGGTGGGCGCTGAACATGCACGATCCGAACGAGCGGGTGGTGGCGCTAAAAAAAGCTTGGGCGGCTGGCAGCAAGACGAGCTCGAGCTAGCCCTCAAGCTTGGTGTTTCACCCCGCCGCTTGTCGGGGTGGGAGCCTGTCACCGCGACCACGTACGAGTACGACGATGATGGTCGGCTTGTCGGGTCTGTCACGGAGCGCGAACCGGAATGGTCACGCGCCGATGTTGAAGCGCTTGTGGCACACCTTGAGCGTGGGCGAGTGGGGCCTCACGGGCAGCCGATGTCGGAGGTCACTTCAGAGCTTGCGAACCCGGCCAACAAGGACCGGGGCTGGGACTACGAAGTGGACGTGTACACCGATTTCGCGCAGCAGAAGCTGTCGCGGGAACAGGAAGCGTTCAAGAAGGCGTATGGCGATGACGCGGATATGTCATCGCTGCAGTGGATCGTCCGAAAGGTCGATCGGGCTAGCGCGATTGGTTGAGTCCCGCTTCATAGGCGCGCTGAAGTTCAGCCTGCTGTTGAGCTTTCATCCGGCCTGACCTCTTGACGGTCCAACCGATGAGGCCTGCGACCACACCAACCACGACCAACACCACCACGGCGATGATCACGAGCAGCATGGGGCCTGACAGGTCTCCGAGCATGGGTTCCTCCGTAGTTAAAAGTCTTGCCCCCACTTTAGGGGGCTTTTTGCGTTTCTAGGAGGTCGCCGTGGCGGAACGGACTACGAAGGTCACCCTTAGCGCTCAGGTGCAGGGGTACGTCGCCGGTATGGAAGAAGCGGCCCGGGCCACTCGTGCCACAGGCACTGAAGCAGAGAAGCTGGCGCAGCAGACCCAGGCATTCGAGCTGATGGGGCGCACTGCGATGGTTGCGGGCGGTGCCATGGCTGTCGGACTAGGGCTGTCCGCAAAAGCCGCAATTGATTGGGACTCGGCTTGGGCCGGTGTTACCAAAACAGTTGACGGTTCTCCTGAGCAGCTTGCTGCGGTGGAGGCTGGCCTGCGGGGGCTCACAAGTGTTCTTCCTGCTTCGCATACCGAGATCGCGGCGGTTGCTGAAGCTGCCGGCCAGCTCGGTATTAAGACTCCTGAAGTCGTCGCCTTCACCAAGACAATGATCGATCTTGGCGAGACCACCAACCTGAGCTCCGAAGAGGCCGCAACCTCTCTGGCGCGCTTCATGACAGTCATGGGCACTGCGCAAGGTGAGGTTTCTGGGCTCGGTTCCGCTCTCGTTGAGCTTGGCAACAATTACGCGACCACAGAGGCAGAGATCATGGCGATGTCCATGCGCCTTGCCGGCGCTGGCAACCAGATCGGCATGTCAGAAGGACAAGTGCTCGGCCTATCAACCGCGCTTTCCAGTGTCGGTATCGAAGCTGAAGCTGGCGGCTCGGCCATGTCAAAGGTCATGATCGACATCGCCTCGAGTGTCGAAAAGGGTGGGGATCGGCTCACCCAGTTCGCGAACGTCGCGGGCGTTTCAGCGGAAGACTTCGCAGCGAAGTGGAAGAAGGATCCGGGCGAAGCGCTGGCCGCATTTGTGAAGGGCCTTGCAGACGCCGAGTCTCAGGGGAAGTCGACGTTCGGCATCCTTGAGGATCTCGGAATTACTGAAGTTCGTATGCGTGATGCCCTGCTCCGCTCGGCGTCTGCAGCGGATCAATTCTCGGAAGCGATGGCGACCGGTAGCGAGGCGATGGGCGAGAACACCGCGCTCATTGAGGAAGCTGAGAAGCGGTATGACACTGTCGCATCGAAGCTCGGGATCATGCGCAACAGGGTTACTGACGCCGCAATTTCGATTGGCGAGCATCTGTTGCCAGCAATAGGTGGTGCTGCTGAAGGAATTGGGAACTTTGCAGGCACGCTATCGGGCCTGGACGGACCGATGGGGGCAGTCGTCGCTTGGGGTGGCCTCGTGGCGGCTGGAATCCTGCTGACTGGTGGCATGGCGCTCGCCGCGGTCCCGAAGATTGCTGCCTACAAGGTTGCTCTAGAAGTGCTTGGAGTGTCGACCTCAGGGGTGCGTGGGAAGCTCGGAGGCGTTGCCTCCTTCCTCATGGGGCCTTGGGGCGCCGCGATGCTTGCTGCAGGTATCGCTACGAACGTATTCAATAGCGCGATGGATGCTTCGAAAGTGTCTTCGGAAGAGCTTAAGAACGCGATCATGCAAGGAGCAGGCGCCTTCGACACAATGACGGAGAAGGCGCAGCAGAATGAAAAGGGAGTTACCTCCGCATTCATAAACGTGTCCCAGCATTTCGCAGACCTACCTGCACTTGCGGACAAGGCTGCGGTTTCAGGGCGCGGATTCTGGTCATCGATGAGCTTCAACGAGAACACTGCGTTGGACGCTGTCAAGGTTCTGGGCGACACCCTGTCGACGCTGGCGGTATCGGATCTGCCCCGGGCGCAAAGAGCATTCGCCGCGTTCGTGAATGACTCTGGGTTGAACGATAACCAAGCTCTGACTCTCATGAACGAGGAGATGGCTAGCTTCAAGTCCTCCCTTATCGATGCTGCGAGTGCGGCTGGTGTGGCAACTGATGACGCGACTTTGCTGAAGTTTGCGTTGGGTGAAGTCGGTGGTGCTGCCGTTGAGAGCGCCGATGGCACCGACTCTCAGAAAGCTTCTCTCGAAGAGCTCGCTGGGGTAGCTGCGAAGACCGGGGAGGAAGTTGCTGCCCTTGCAGACGAGATCCGTAACTTCGGTTCTGGTGCCTTCGATATGGAGGGCTCAGCGATCAAGCTGCAGGAGGAATACCGGAAGCTCGCTGATGCGTTTGCTGAGGGTGGGCAGTCGCTCGACATCACCACTGAGGCGGGTGGGGCGACCGTCACGGCCTTGATGGATGTTGCGGCGGCGGCGAATGCTTCTGCTGGTGCGACGCTCGAGATGACGGGCAACCAGGAAGCTGCGAATGCGATTCTGGATGAGGCCCGGCAGAAGATCATTGATGCACGTGTGGCACTCGATGAGTCGCCGGAAGCGGCTGCTGCATGGGCTGATCAGTTTCTCTCATCGTCGCAGGCCGTTGCTGAGGCTGCGGAAGTCGCGAAGACCGCGATTGAGGACATCCCGGACGAGAAGAAGTTGTACATCAGTGCGGACGCGGCAGCTGCCTACGCGGGCATCGAGGGTGTTCGTGTGGAGCAGATCGATGAGAAGACAGCGGTCGTTATCGCTGAGACCGATGGGGCGCTTGCAGGGATCAACGCGGTCACTGAAGCGAACCCGCCGGACAAGGTGCTGCAGATCCACGCGAACGCTGCCAGCGCCTACGCCGGTATCGAGGGTGTGAATGTTCGCAAGATCAACGACAAGACCGCGATCGTGTGGGGCAACAACACGGATGCGGTGAAGAAGATCGATGACATCAACGCGAAGCGCCCGATGGAGAAGAAGGTGTGGATCGGGGCTGACGATTCGGGATTCCAGGGTGTGTGGTCTTCGATCATGAACCTTGGCCCGATTCAGAAGGTCGTGAATTTTGTCACCGGCACGAAGCCAGCTGAGCATGCAAATGGTGGCATTCACGCATACGCGAACGGCGGCATCGCTGCCTACGCGGATGGTGGATTTGCGACTGGCATCTATAAGGGCGGCGCCCCGATTCATAAGTTCGCTGAACCCGAGACGGGTTGGGAGGCGTACATCAGTGGGAAACCTTCTGAGCGTGACCGTAACCGCCAGATTTGGGCGGACACCGGGGCGCGGTTGGGGATGTCCGGGGCAGGGCAATCGACGGTGTACGTGCCGACGAGCGTCACTGTGCTTGATGCTGACCGCAAGCTGATCGGAACGATGGCGGTTGTGGCTGACATTCAAATCGATGGGTACACGCAGCAGCAGAAGCAGGAAAAACGAAGGGCGGGCCGCTAATGGTGTGGACGCTTACTGCTGGCAGTCGGAGCGTTGGCTTTGGGGGCACGCTGTCTGGTCTGGGACTGATGCGCACGCCGCGCGTACGCCCAATTGTGGAGGTTGAGTCGTACGCGAACCCTCGTGGTGACGGGCGGCGGAGCGGTCGGATGTATCGGCGCGGTCAGGTCGTGTCTCTGCTAATTGAGGCGCGACCTGATGAGCGCCCCATGGAAGAGGTGTGGGGCGAGTTTCTGTCGGTGTGGCGGGCTGACGAGATCCGTGATGTGCCTGGCGCGTTCGCGACCCTGACGGCAAGTTCTGGACGTTTCGCTGTCGGTCTTCCAGTCGATATTGAACTGGACGAGGAGTACCGGATCTTTGACACGAACCGGGCAACGGTTTCGTTCGAGGCGCGTGATGATCTTTGGTACGGGCCTGAAGAGGTCGCTGAGGTGTCGTTTGTTCCGCCGATATCGGGTGGGCTCATGTTCCCTGCATCAGCACCGTTCACGTTTGATTCGGGTCCGACTGTGCGGAACGGGTCGGTGCTGGTGGGTGGTGAGGTTGCGACGTGGCCGGTGTTTGAGATTCATGGGCCGGTCGCGAACCCGGAGATCGACATTGTTGGTCTTGGCAGGCTGATCTTCCGCACAACGTTGGCGTATGACCAGGTGTTGACGGTTGATACGCGGCCGTGGGCGCGGTGGGTGAAACGGGACGGGGCTGCGTTCCCGGGTGCTCTTGATCAGTCTGGTTCGCGGTTGTCGGATGTGGCGCTGCGGCCGGGGGCACACACCATTCTGTTGCGCGGGTATGACACGACCGGCACGGCGAAGTTGCGGGTCCGTACGTGGCCGGCGTTCACGAGTTTTTAGGAGTAAAGCATGCCTGATTTTGAAGTGCCGTGGGCTGTTGACAAGGCGAAGCACTCTGCACGGTTGTTTCGGCGCCAGGCGCAGAAGGAAACGGGGGAGGGCACTGGTGTTGATCGTCCTGGCGATCTGAAGGTGCTGCCCTTGAATACACCTGGCGCGGGGTTTCGGGTCGTGCCTGGTGGTGCGATGGTGCAGTCTCGGGACACGTCGGCTTCTGCTCGGGAGTCGTATGGGCCGATCCTCACTCGTGAGAAAACGATGCTGGGGGTTCCGGGCACTGGGTCTGGGGCGGGTCGGCGTGATCTTGTGATTCTTGAGATCACTGACCCGGAGATGGAGTCGGTGGAATACCCGCCGCCCACTGACCCGATCGGTGAGGGCGGCTGGCTGGATGGGGACAACTTCACCAAGATCACGGTCATTCAGGACGTTGACGCGATGGTGCCCGCGGCTCAACGCCCGGTGCGGTCTTTGGAGCAGCTCACCACAGGTGACTATGCGCACGTCACTGGTGTGACGCTGGCGGCGATCACGTGGCCTGCTTCTACCGGCACGATCACCGCGGGAATGCTTGAGGACTTGCGGAAAGTCCACAACCCGAAAAGCCAGCGCGCGCTCCGGACCGTGAATCTGTCGGACGTGCAACGCCTTTCTGCTTCTTCCGTGTACCCGGGCGGACAAACCTTCCCCGCAGAGTTCGGGGACGATCCCGCACAGGTACTCGAGGTGCCGGTGTGGGCGACGGGCGTTCGGGTGTCGATGCGGTGGACGGGTGTGAAGTATCCGGCCTCGAGCACCGCGAAGGGGAAGTACTGGGTGCAGCTGGGACAGACCTCGAACCCTGATGTTCGCCGCTCCGGTATGGGCGCGTTTGATACCACCCAGGATGTGTGGGAGCTCGGCGCAACTTTGAGTGTTCCCGCGTCCATGCAGGGCACTCAGCAACGCATTTTCCCGCGCGCCACTTTGGATGTCGCGATCCCAACGACGAACTTGCAGCCGTATGTGAACACGACGACGTCGATGGTGTTGGACGTGGAGTTCTTCTCTGACGCTGTCTAGAAGGGAGCGTGATGCTTCGCTACATTGTTGAACGCATTTCTGATGGGAAGTTCCTTGAATTGGAGCTTCCCATCAGTGTTTCTAGCTCGAGTAAGCGACTATCCGGCCCGGGGATTCTGGCTGGCACGATTGCCCCGGACGTGGGCGGGCTGCGGTCGGCGGCTGGGGCGCTGCTGATCGATCAGGACGCGACGTTCATTCATGAGGAAGCCGATGGGGAGATTCGTGGCACCTGGCTGGTGACGCGGTGTTCGTTGTCGGATGAGTGGGAGATCGACGGCGCGGGGTTCTCGTCTTACATTGACGGGATCCCGTACGAGGGCGAGTTTCGTGGTGTGGGCGTGGACATGGGTGATGTCATTCGGCACCTGTGGCAGCATGCGCAGCGCTTTGCTCGGTCGAATCTTGGGGTCACTGTCACTGGGACGACGGGAGTTGTGCGCGGGACTGATTCTGATGAGAAGGCCGAAGCCGCGAAGCGGGTCTATGAGACGCGAAAGGCGGCGCTGAAGGTTGCCTCAGATAGGCGCAAAGCGAAGTCGGCTCAGATTAAGAAGCAGGCGGCTCCGTTTGATGAGCAGGTGAAAGCGCTCACGGAGCAGCAGAAGCCGTTGAAGGCCGCATATCAGGCGCTGATTGATGCGCGAAAGCCGTTGATCGCTCAGCATCGTGTGCTGACGAAGCAGCGCACTGTGTACCGGGAGGTCTTGAAGGCGGCAGTCGCGGCTGGCCGGCCTGACCCGGAGATTGCTGCGGCGAAAGCAAACGTTGACGCGATGACGACCCCGATCGAGAACGCGCGGGCCGCTGTGGATGCTCGCAAGCCCGCAATCGAGGCAGCGAAAGCACCCCTGGATGCTAAGAACGCGCAAGTGCGGTTGGTGCGGGCGCGCAAAGAAGAAGCGTTGTTGTCGCTCCGTGAAGAATACGCGGCCCTGAAACTGGCTGAGGAGCCACTGAAGAAACCTGTCGATGACGCGAAGACCGTGCTTGATGCTGCGAAGGACAAGCAGCAAGAAGATGGTGGCGCGTGGAAGATTCTGTGGTGGGACACCCCAGATTGTGGGGCTGAAGTTGAGGCTTGTCTGGCTGAGGCTGGGTGGGAGTTCGTTGAGTGGTCTGGGTGGAACTCGGACAAGTCAAAGATCCACAAAGAGATCCGCCTGCAGAAGCGGGTGGGGAAGAAGCAGAACAGGCTGAGTTTCGTTGAGGGTGACAACATCATCGAAGCAGTGGTGGTAGAAACACCGGACACGGATTTTGCGAATGCTGTGATCGCGATCGGTGCTGGTGAGGGCAAGGCCGCGATTCGGTACACCGCGGAGGTGAGTGGTTCGTCCCGTATTCGGCGCCCGCACGTGATCGATGCGAAGAACATCACGAAACTGTCAGTGCTGCAGGCCCTGGCGAAGCGGGAACTTGCCTGGCGCTCTCGCCTACTCAGGGTGACAGACATCCGAGTGAACGCATCTCACCCGAACTCCTTGCGGGGCACGTTCCAAGTGGGCGACACCATCATGGTCGACTGCGACATGTCCTGGCTTGGGCGGCAACGGTTGTGGCATCGAATCTTGGAGATCGAGTGGATGGATGACTCGATCGCAGACCTCACGTTAGGACCCCCTCTATGATCTCTCTCGGACGCAAGCGCGAGCTTCGTGACCAGGCGAGCTCGGAGCTCCGGACCGCGAAGCGAACAGCTGCAGTTGGGCGAACTGGGCAGGTTGTGCGCTCAAGCGTCGCAATCGGTGATGACGATGTGTCGCTGGACGCTGTCCTCGTCGGGGCGGTCGAAGAGAGCTTCGCGGGGGAGTCACGCGACTCTGACATTTCGTTTCTGGATGAAAGCGACATCGATTCTTTTGATGTCGTGATTGACGCTGGTGGCGCCGCGGACATTGATATGGCGCTTGACGCGCAGGAGGGTGACCCGGATCTTGGCGACGAGTGGGAGGCCGCGGCTGACGCGGACGAGGACGCCCACCAGGCAGACATGTCTGCCATCGAGGCGCAGATCGGTGTCGATGTCGCTCTGCAAGCGGCAGAAGAGGTCGCGGAATCAGCGTTGAAAGCGCAGCAGACCGCTGACGGACGGAACCGGATCTACGCGCAAGCGATCAACCCGGTCGCTTCACCAGAGTTCCCGTTCGTGAATGGTGACCTTTGGTATCGCACTGAGGTTGTGGGCGGCAAGACACGCTTCGTGGAAGTGTTCATGTGGAACGGTGCCGTGTGGTCTGCGTACCAGATGGTCGCAAGCTCGCTCCTGGTGCCCGGGTCAATTGGTCCGGTCCTGATTGAGAACGGTGCGATCACCGGGCAGAAGCTCGCGTTCGATGCGATTGACGGCAAGACGATCACTGGTGCGCTGATACGCACCGCTCCGACCGGGCAGCGCCTCGAACTCGGGGCTTATGGTCTAGTCGCTTATGACGACACGAATTACCCGGTTGCTTCGATTTCTTCCGCGGGCGGCAACATGATGATGACCGGCAGCTTGTGGACGAGGGACCCCAACAACACCACGGGCCTGGTCGGTGGGGGCGTGTTGTCGCCCACTGGCGTTATGGCGAGGGATTACAAGACCAGTAATGACGTCTCAATAGACACGCTTAACGGGTTTGAGCATTATGTGGCCCAGACTGCCACCGCTCCGACAAGGAGCGGGAGGATGGAGGCGGACCACATAAACCTGGCCACGTACCAGCGCAACGGGTCGGCAGTGGGGCCACACACGGGGTCGGCGGTAATCGTCACTGGTAATGGTGGGGAACTCGAATTGAGAACCCTCCGAGGCGCATCCGAGCGCAGGTTCGTCGTCACTCCGGGACAGACCTCGGGGTACACGATATTCACGGACGGGGCGATGCCCCTGGTTGAACTCCGCCGAGACCACGTGTACTTCGCCAAGGACGTGAGCTATGCATCTGACACGGGCTGGTTTGATATCCCCCTGCAGGCTGGGTTCAGCTTCGGAACCAACGGGTTTGCGCGAGGCAGAATGAAGAACCAGCAGCTCTACGTGGTCATCCAGCAAGTACAGCGCTCGTCGGGCACCGGGCAGGCCAACATGATCGATTTCTCCCAATGGTGTGTGCCTGGCTCCGATATCCCGGTTCTCGTGTGGGACGCCGCGGGAGCTACTAGCGCGGTCAACGTAACCTCCGCGGGCACCCTGCGTGCCAACTGGCTCAACGGCACTTTGTACCGAGCCAATCTCCCGCCCATGCCTATCTAAGGAACACCATGTCATTCAAGACACAAGCACGACTGTCCAACGACGCCGATCTGCACCAGCGCATCACCGCTTGCGCCGCGATCAAGGAGATCCCGCAACCGGAATCGTGGGTGCGGGATAAATCCTGGCAGTGGGCCACACAGCCCGGCTGGGACGACGCCTACTCCGTCGCGATCAATGGTGGGTCAGAAACTCCCGGGAACGAGGAGGGTGCGATCACTGATCGGATGATCGAATCCGCCGTCTCCAGACTCTGGACGGATGAACCCGCGAACGACACTTCGAACCCCGCGTAACTGCGGGGTTCACTCATTTCTGGAGGCACTATGAAGATGACTCTTGACGCGTGGGGCCGCTCCGTCGATGGGCAGCTCATCGACCGTGACGGTAGTGCTGGGGCGCAGTGCTGGGATTTGTGGGCGGACTATGCGGAGCGCGCGGTGGGTGTGCCGATCGGGTGGACGTACACCGTGAACCGTCCCGGCCACCCGGACCACTTCCTCGCGTCCTCGATGTTTCTGTTCTTCCCAACACCACGTGTGGGGGACCTGTCGCAGTACTTCGTGCGGGTCGGCAGGCACGAACCCGCACAGGCCGGGGACGTGGCCGTGTGGGCGCGCTCGTGGAGCTACCCCGACACCCATATTGCAGTCGCCACCGGGCCCGCAGTTGACGGGATGCTGCCGTGCTGGACTCAAAACCCTGGCGCCACCCGACACGAATCACTCACCACGGCGGGACTGCTCGGCTACCTCCGCCCCATCGCACTCATCAAACCAGCAGCATCTCTCGCGCCGAAGCGCAGAAAGCAGGCACAAATGTTCATGGTCTTCTACAAGCACGGCAACGGGCCCGGAAAGCCTGGCTGGCTCGTCATGGGTACCCCGCGCCGGCTGGTTCTGTCCTCCCAAGCGGCAGCGGATGACATCGCCCGCCAGTTGGGTATCGGTTCCTCGTTCGTCACGAACGAGAGCGGGTGGGCGAAGTTCCTCCGCGCGGCTGGACCCGCGTGAGCGAGGACCAGCTGAGAGCACTCCTTGGCGATCTGAGTGCTGTTCAGCTTGGCCTTTGGGCGTTCGCCTTCATGGCGGTCGCGTTCTTCGTGGTGAAGATGTGGCCGTGGCTGAATCGGTTTGTTGCCACGGTCAACGCTCTCGCTGACTTGCCGTCGAAGCTCGGAACTATCGCGGGCATCGAGCAGAAAGTGGTGCGGATCGAAGCGCAGGTGAAAGACATTCACCACGAGACGCACTTCAATTCGGGCACGTCGATCAAAGATGCGACGGTCCGGATTGAGAACAAAGTCGACGCGATGCAATCGCTCATGGAGCACGGCGACGCTGCCCTGAGTGAGCGCGTCGAGGACATCGAAAAGACGCTGCAACCCCCGAAGGAGTAACCATGCTGACCAAACGATTCTGGATCGCTGCCGCTGAGCGAGCAGTGAAAACGTTCGCGCAGACCGCTGTCGCGATCCTCACCGCAGGCGCTACGGGCCTGCTCGATGTCGACTGGGGCCAGATGGCTTCAGTCGCTGGCCTTGCGGCTGTGGTGTCTCTGCTGACTTCGATCGCGTCTGACGGGATCGGTGGCGCTGGCCCGTCGCTTGGCGGCGAAAAGGTTGGACGCTACGCGGCTAACTGACGCCTCCCGCCCTATCGTCTATTGATCACAGCATGGCGATGTGGCGTCTTCTGCATCCTGGAAATTGAACGAGCCATGCAGGCTTGGCGGGCAACGGATTCTGAGCAGTGATGTTCGACTGGAGCAGCAGGCCAGTTGAGAAACGCTTTGTGATGCTTCACGTGAGCAATATGATGAGGGCACTATGTCTGTTATCCAGTCACTATGCGCCGATGATTGATTTCGAATCAACGTTCCCAGTGGGAAAGCGCACTTGTTGTGATGTCTCTCGCAAATCTGGCGCGGTCGCGAACATCTGGCTTGAAGAGGATGTCGCGCATTACGTCGATGAACTTGCGCGAGCGAAACAAGGGATTCTTGATGCAGACCTCACACCGGGACAGCATCTTGACGCGTTAGGGGCGCTTGACCGGCTAAAGGCAAAAGCTGTCAAAGGGCAGGTCGAGGTGGGCAAGACACCCGATTTCCTGGCGCGTCAGCTTACTCTGGGCGGAGGATACATTCTCGAGTTGAGGCCACGCCTCGGCTCCCGAAGTATTCCGCCGCCCAGATTGTTCAGGTTGTACTATGTTGAACCCGCTAGGATCGAAATGGCTTTACTGCCACTTTGCATTGGGACAAAGCCACGTGGTGAAGATATCCACAGCGAGCAGAATGAATCAATCGACATTGCCAAGGGGCGAAGTCGATTGTGGCAACTGACCAACCAAAGGAGGGAATCATGAGTTCAGTGAAGCGCCCGGCAGAGAGTGCTGCAGTGTTCGGAGAACACCGGATTGCAGTGGCTGCGGAGAACTTTGAATCCCAGGAGCAGCTTTTCGCGGCAATCCGGCGCGCCCTGACGCGCTCCGGCCGGACTTCTGCCGAGGTTTCCAAAGAATTGGGCCTATCTGGTGCGGAACTCATTGATTGGATATCGGGAGATATCGACCTTGCATTGTCGGAACTTCGCCAGCTTGCAAATGCTGTTGACGCGAAGATCATCTACACAGTGAGCCCTGCACGAGCCGCCTGGCTGCAGAGTCTAGGTAGTTTTGAGTCCAACGCTTCCCTGTGGATCGACGATGATTCTGAGTGGGGCTCTCTTGACGGCGTCAGTACGATCGCTCCCGAAGCCGTTGCAGCATATGTCAATTGACTCAAAGTTCACCCATGGGCTTGCTCGTATAGACGTGCGGCTCGGCGACTATGAGGACTCCGACACCGAGACCATTTGGCAGGTCAGAGTCAGGCAAGCGGAATCGGTGGAAGCAAAGATTCCTGTGATTCTCTTTCAGGGGTATTTGCGCTGTCGAACGACCGACGGAATGGGGCAGGCGCTTTCGATAGGCGTTTTGCCAGACTACAAGCTCGAGGACGTGGTCTCCGACGGCAGTTTGAATGCTGAGTTTGAGCGTTTCGCTAACAACTATGTTGTGGAATCGCTCTATGACCAAGCGCGGCGTGCGCTCGAATCTCAGTCGGCTGCTATGGATTTTTCTTTCAAGCTCGACCTTGAATGCCCAGAGACCGAGTTTCTTCTCGCGAATGCGCAAGTAGCGGAGGAGTAGAATTAGATGAGCTTTTGAAAGCGAGCGATTAAACCTGAGCAGGTTGCTCTCTTTGCTTAGCTTCAGCGAGAACGCCCCCTCATCTACCCTTCACTGGGTGGGTGAGGGGGCGTTTTTCGTGTTTGTGCGGGACTCTGGATGATCCCTTGTTCGGAACCTGAAGCCTACTTTGTTAGCTCGGGCCACTCTGCTCGGAAACGTTCAACCTCTGACGTGAATCTCTCAGTTTCAGAGAACCACTTCTTGATGGGCCGATCGATGACGTGGAGTATTTTCGCCATGGATGAGCGTTTGCCTTCTAAATGCAGGGAATAGATTGGCTCGAAGTGTGCAACGCGATTTCGAAGGTCGTAGATAATCCCAATTGACTCTTTGATCTTCGAGACGGGTACGTTGTGGCGCATAGGAAATGCGTCTTTAAGGGAAGAGTCCCAGATTCTCTTTTTGGAATCTCGGTCGTCACCACTCGATGGAAGCATGAAGAACCAAGTCCCAAAACTGAGCTGAGCAACAACATCATCGTGGACGGGGCTTCTCTTGCCCGCAAGCGCCTTCTCTGCTTTTTCGCGGGCCTTGGGGAGGTTTTTGCCCTGATTAATCACGTTGGCAAGGTGAGCCGCAGGAAGGGTAGTCCACTCTTCATTGTTGATGCGATCACGGTTCCAGCTACGCAACTGCTCATCCATCGCATTCCGCAGGGTCACTTCAACTATGTTTATAGCTTCCATGGCCGCGCCTGAAAGACGCATATTCGCTTCGTAAAGAGCCAAGGCCTTTCCGAAATCACCACCGCAAGAGTCCATGTAGCGGCCAAATCTCGGCGCGCTGACGTACTTCTCGATGGACTCGCGCATGCGTACATAGTATCCACATGAAAGCGGCAATGCCCCCACGTTTGTTTCCTGAGTCGTGGTGGTCTGAACGCGCGTTCCTGTGTTTCTCTGCATTGCGTTGTAATTCGTTGCACTGCAGTGTGTTTTGTTGTTTCGCGTTGTGCTTCGCTGCATCTCGTTGTGCTACATTGTCACGTGAAGGCATCGGATTCATCCCACGATGTTTCAGCTCCTAGCGCCCCATTTGGTTATCCAATGGGGCGCTTTGTATTTCCGTGTTGGGCAAGTGAATGCAGCGGGCACTACTGTTCCATTGCGCGATCAGCTCGCGCCGTTCTTTCCTGCGCACGAGCTCACCCACCCGCGACAGTGACAACCCAACAGTGTGGGCGATCTCCGCATACGTCATGCCGGACGCCCGCAGCGCCATGATGCGATCGATCAAGCCTCACGTATCCACGACAGGAGCAGCGCCCCGTCCGGGATTTGGCATGCAGCTTTCGCGGCCGCCCAGTCTGCACCTTCACCCACCACGTCGATGATCTCGAACTTTGAGAGATCGCGGAGGTGGGGGTGCTCGACCATGGCAGCACCGAGAGCAATACGAGCACGAGCAAACATGATGCCCAGGCTATCGGGGTTGCTTACCTATGACGCGGCGTCATCGAGTGGCCCCCAAAGGTGTTCCATCTGTGCGGGGGTGGGAATGCGTGGTTTTTGGTCTGATCCCACGAGCATGAGGCGATAGCTGGTGTCATTTGAGCCCATGGCGTGCGGGAATGCGGCAAACTCTTGAGTCTCCCCAAGCAAGTGAATGATGTGCGCCTTAAACAAGGTCTCGTCAACGGGCAGCTGTTCGTCCGTTGTGCAATTCCAGCAGGTCGCGGAAATGATCAGCACATCGAGTCCTAGAAACAGGCCGGTCCTGAAGAACCCATCGGCGTGCTCTCGGGTGATGAGCATGCGGATTACTACGTTCTCATCAACTGGGCTGAACGCCTGTATTTTGACGGGGTGCTGTGCAATCGCGGTAGGGTCGATCGCTACATTCTTCCAAGCCTCAACATCTTGCAAAGTAGTCATGCTCGGACCGTATATGACACCTCAGACAATCTACGTGAGCAGCCCGGAAAGTGCTTCCATCGCAGATGTCAGGCGCGGGTCTGAGCGTCGCACTTTGTATGCGCGGGACTGCATCCTTGTGGAGTGTCCGACGATGTCAATGATGATGTCTTCGGGGACGTGGGCTTCATAGAGGAGGTCGACTGTTGTGTGGCGGAGGTCATGGAGGCGTACGTGCTTGCTGGTGATGCCTGAACGGGTGAGCCATCGTTGCCAACCGACCGTGACGCTATCTGGGTCTATTGGTGCGCCGTCAGCGTGGCAGAACACGAGCCCGTGTGGGCTCACGCCCGCTCGCTGCGAGTGAAGCGTGAGCATCGTCTTGAGCGGGTCTACAAGAGGTAGAACCCGGTTGCCAGCATTTGTCTTTACCGCAGCGAGGTAGAAGTTGCCTACGAGGTGGGTGGTTGCGTAGTCGGCAGGTGCTTGACTGATATCGCGAATTCTCTGAAGTTGAGCGTTCACGTCGAGGTGGGTTGATACGCGTGACCATTCGAGGCCGAGCGCTTCGCCTCTGCGTGATGCTGTCAGTAAGTAGAAGGCGTAGAGCATCGGCATCGGGTCGTAATCGCCAGGAGCGTCGAGTGCCTCCGCTGCTTTCTTTAGCACGGCTTTGGCTTCGGGGATGTCGAGCGCTTCGAGCTGCGGTGCGGTCTTCCTTGGAGCGTCCATGAGGTCGCACGGGTTGCGGCCAACCTTCCCCTCGCGTTCAGCGATCTTGAGTGCGCGCGCGAGGATGCGATGGGCGTTGAGTGCGTACGTCGAGGAGAGCTTTGGCCCGTCCGGCTCGGCTTTCTTCTTCGGGGTAGAGAGAATGCGGTCATGCACTTCTCGGATGTCGTCTGGCATGAGCTTCGAGAGCTTGCGCTTGCCGATAGCGGGGATGATGTGGTTCCGCACCACTGCTTCGTAGCCAACGAGCGTGTTAGGCCTGGTCGAGATAGGGGCAACGTGCTTGAGCCAGTAGTTCATCCACCATTCGAGGGTGGGGGAGCTTGTGGGCAGGTCGCCACGGTCCTCGAGGGTGCGCCGTTCGGTCTTTAGCTTCTGCTTCGCGGCTTTCTCTGTTGAACCATAAACGAGGCGCCTTCGACGCTTCCCGTTCTTGGTCGGGAGTTCAAGTACTGCAACCCACATCCCATCTTTGCGTTGGTAAATGGACTCCTGCTTGGACCTCGCCATTGCGCCTCCTGTAGCCCTTTACTGTAGCCAATAGCATGTTTGCATATGGCCCATATGGAACTTTATATTACATGAATGGGCATAAAATAGCGCCATACGGAGCTAGAGAATAGGCTGAAAATCGAAAGGTCACCGGATCGATGCCGGTCGGAGCCACGTAGCGGAGATTACACCGCTACTGAACCCTCGCAGGGCTTCTACCTGCGGGGGTTCTTTTATTTTCTTGGTCGCCCAGCGGTTCTGGATTCGTGCCGGTGTCGCAGGGGTGGGAACACAGTCCGTTATTTGACTCTGAACGCAGCTGGTGAGCGCGCTGCCCAGTCATGGCGGAGGTTGCAGGTTCACACCCGCTCGGGGAGCGCCACCTGAAACGCCCTTCCTCGGGGGGCTTCTCCTGTTTCGACTGTGGCTGCTGGAGACACTGCCGCTGTGAGGAAAGCTCGCGAAGGTGTCACGCGCCTCATGCCGTCTAGCGTCGTTCTCGGCGCAACGGTGCACGCGGGGTTCGTTGGCCCGCGATGCTGCTCGATTCCATAGGTCACCTTTCTCCCGTTGCCAGGCTCTCTTGGGGGAGTCGTGAAAGGATTTCACTGCAGCACGGGGTCGAGACGATAATGACGCTGAGTCCACTTGGGCTTGGGAGCGCGTCGGTCATCGCAAGGAATGGCAGGTTTTGGGGTTTACTGAAGCACGGTCGTATGATGCCGCTGACGGATCCCCCCTGGGGCCGTTGGCGGCTGAAGTCGCGGGCGCTGACGATGTAGCGCTGTGCGCTGTGGTGCGAGCCGACGCTGATTCGGTGCGCGGCCGCGCGGCTTTCGCCGAGCTCTACGCCCGTCACCGCGAGGTGATCACGGCGCAGGCCTACACGATGACCCGCGACTGGGGGCGCGCGGAAGACTTGACCTCGGAGACGTTCGCGCGGGTGCTCCGCGCACTGGCCGGCGGAAGCGGGCCGCAGGACTCGGTGCTCGGCTACCTTCTGGTCGCTCTGCGCGGAGAGGCGAGCCGCGCGGCCGAACTTGCGGCGGAGTCCGTGCCGGTCGCTCCGGAAACCATCGCGGACTACTTGGACGTCGCCCCAGATTTCGTCTCGGCGCTCTCTGAACGAGATCAGATGATGCGTGCGTTCGCTGCACTCCCAGAGGACACCCGTCAGATCCTCTGGGCGGTGGACGTCGAAGGCCTCGCATCATCGGACGCGGCCGAGTACCTGGGGACAACACCAGGAGCACTTCGGGTATCCGTGCACCGTGCCCGGAAGCGGCTTGCGACCTCCTATCTTCAGCAGTACGTGGAAGTCAGCGATCCGGCTTGCCTCCCGTTTGCGCGGCGGCTCGCGAGCCTTGCCAGGCAGAGTCTTGGTACGCGCGATACCGCAGAGGTCGAAGCGCATCTCGCGAACTGTGACGCATGCACAGCGCAACTTGCGCGGCTGCGTTCGCTCGCCCAGCAACTGCGGGCCTGGGTGGGACCGTTGCTCATCGGCGGATCTGTCGGAGGGGTCGCGACAGCTGCGGGGGTCGGAAACACCCCGGCCTCCACTGCCGCCACTGGCGAGGTCCTCCGGGACGTAACTCCCGCGGCTGGCGGGAGCCCTGCCTCGTCGGCGCCTGCCCTGACCGCACGGCGGGTCGCGGTGTGGGCGAGCTTGGCCGCCGGTGTGGGGTTGGTCATCTGGGGGATGTTTCTCATGATCCCGCCGACACCTGACGCCTTTCCTGAAGACCCCAGGCTCCAAGAGTCGACCAGCACCGAACGCCCCAGCGACCCTGCGCCGTCCCCTGAGCCGGACGGGGATGGTGCTGGCACCACCGATCGGACAGGCCCGGCGCCGACGGGATCGCCGCGGACCGGGGGCACGGTGGTCGAAGGCGACGACCACACACCGAACTGGTTCTTGCAGGACTAACACCGAGCCACCGCGCATCGCCCGTCTCACGATGAGCGCGACGGGGCGCGTAGACACCGGATCCGACGAGATTTCTGATCCGGTGTAACGATCTGCCCGACTGACGGTCTTTATTTGTCATGCGAGCCCGGTGGCCTGAAACCGCCGGGATCGGCCTCGCACGAGCCGCGGATAAGCGTGCGGCTGCCACAGTCTGACCAAGGGGAAGTGCACAGAGCAATCATGGGTACACAACGAACACGGAGCTCGAGGGCTTGGCGCGGGATCGCTGCTGCGCTCGTCGGTCTCCTCACACTGGGGAGCGCCGCCGCAGCAGTGGCGGCCCCGCCGTATGAGACCGAAGCGACCCTCACAGCGGTTGAATTCACGAATGAGACTGTCACGAGCGGGTGGGAGGCGGAGTTGTCCGGAAGCTGGTCGCTTCCGGACAACCCCACCTCCCCGGCCGGGTTTGTCGTTGATCTTCCCGACGATCTGCAGGGCCTGACCGACGCGTTCCCACTGCTCGATCCGAGTGGGGTTGCGATGGGGCAGTGTGAGGTGACGGCCACCCAGATCGTGTGTGACTTTGACGCGGCCTACCTCGAAGCGCACCCCTACAACCTGTCGGGCGACTTTAACTTCTGGGCCCAGGTGCGGACCACGGTGACCGAGGGGACCGAGACCACCTACGTCATTGACGGGAAGGAAGTCACGGTAATCGTCACACCTCCCGGCGGGCCGTGCACGGAGAATTGCAGCTTCGAAGGTCGCGAGAGCAGCAAATGGGGCAACTACGATCGTGCGACCGACACCATCATGTGGACCGTCTCGATCGGCAGCGACGTGAACGGTGCCGCGGGCGGTGAATCGATGCGGGTCGTCGACACCCCAGGCGCGAACCAGGAGATGCTCACCGAGTTTCAGGGGAACACCTACCCCGTGCTGAGCTACACCAACGAGCTCGTCATCTCGGGATCCGGCGTCCAGCAGCCGGGCAACTGGCAGTCAGTGCCGCTGGATCAATACACCGTGGACGGGACCACCGTCGAGTGGACTGCGGAAGCCGGGTACTACTACAGCATTCGCTACGTGGCGCAGGTCACTGACGGAGGTGCGGCAGGGACGTACACCAACTCGGCAACGGTCACTATCGGTGGCGAGGATCAAATTGTCGGCAGCGAAGTAGTCCGTCAGGGCGGCGGCGGCACCGGCGCCGGCGATCAGAAGGGCCGATTCTCCATCACTAAGGCCGTGAACTGGGAAGGCCCGGCGATTGAAGGCATTGATTTTGGTGGCACCTTCACGGTGACCACGCCCGCTGGGACGGAGAGTGCGGGAGAGTTCACCGTCACCGAGGGGAACACCTGGACGAGTCCGTCGTACCCAACAGGCTCAACTGTGCACATTGACGAGATTCTGCCCGCTGATCCGGCGAATCTTGATTGGGCCGCCCCCGTCCTCTCGCAAAACGACTTTGCCGTCGCGGGTGCGGCTACGACCGAGGTGACGCTGACGAACACCGCGACGGTAGCTCAGGGGATGTTCTCCGCCTCGAAGATCGTTGACGGAGATGGGGCCGCGGCTATTGACCCCGATGCCGAGTTCATGCTTGATTTCGAGTATCCGGCCGGTCCCGGTTTCGACGCCGGATCGGGTACGCTGAGCCTCCCCGCCTCAGGCGCGGTGGTGCAGTCCCCGAGACTTCCCGTGGGGGCGGTGCTGACGCTGAGCGAGCGCACCCCGGGTCCCGTGAACGGTGCGACGTGGACCGGCGCGACGCTCTCGAGCGACACCGTGACCATCGGGCGAGATGACGTGGTGAACGTCACGGTCACCAATACACTCAGCACCGTTTCGGGTGGGCTGATCATCAACAAGCACCTGACCGGTGCAGGCGCGGGTGAATTTGGTGCGCAGGACGAACTGGCTTTTGCTGTGGTGTGCACCGTGGATCGGGAAACCGTCTTCGAGCGGGACGTGACGCTACAGGTGAATGGCCAGTCCACGGTCACCTCCGAAGTCCTCACGCCGATCCCGGCCGGCGCCGAGTGCACGGTCACCGAGACTTCCGCGGGCAACTCGGATGCGGATCAGCGGCCGGCACCCGTGACCGTGATGATCCCGTGGGATCCGGCGACTCAGCTCAGCGGAACTGTCACGGCTTCGCTGACAAACTTCTATAGCGCGGGATCGGTCGAGGTTACGAAGACGCTAGGCGGCGACGAGATCGCGGTCCAGGCTGTGCAGAACCGCGTATTCGAGATCCTCGTCACCTGTCAGATCGAGGAGCGCGATAGCGTCGGATCACCGGTGCGCGCGGATGTGTACTCCGGCACCGTACGCATCAAGGGCGGCCAGACGAAGTTCCTGGGCGACGACGGGGAGCCTCGGCTGCTGCCGCTCGGCACAAAGTGCTTCGCGGAGGAGACTGAGACCGGTGGTGCCGCGAAGGTGACCATCGACCATGACTCCTTCGAAAACGGGGCCGAGGTGGTGCGGGGAACACCAAAAGATCTGCAGCGCCTGAGCATCAGCGCAGTGAATACCTTCGAGAACGCGGCGCTCACCGTGTCCAAGAAAGTTGTGGGTACGGGCACCGGCCAGCCCTACCACTTCGCACTCAGCTGCACGATCCCCGATGCGGGCACCGACGGCTTACTGGCCGACGCGGCCTATGCGCTCCCCGCGGGCGACGCGAAGTTTACGCTCGCGGATGGTGAGGCGCGCACAGTCACCGTTCCGGCCGGCGTCACGTGTCAGGTCACCGAGACCGATGTGCCGCGGAGTGCGTCGGTCTCGATGGTGGACAGTGATGCCTCGACTGACGGTGGGACGCAGGATGGACTCGTGTCCGCGATGACGGGCGAGGGCAACACTGTCCAGGTGGTGAACACCTTTACGGGAGCACCGACTGGATCGAACCCTTCGTTGGCGATCACCGGTGGGCAAGGAGCCGTGGGTCTCGGGGTGCTCGGCGCGGGACTCCTGCTGATCGGTGGCGCGCTGGTGGTGCTGCGGAAGCGGAACGCTGCACAGCAGAACCTGAGCAAGGTCAGCGAGTAACCGCGCGCTGATGCGGCGGCCCCCGGGTAGGTCTCGTCTCCTGTGGGACGATGAACGCCCGGGGGTCGGTGTGTGTGTGTGTGTGTGTGTGTGTGTGTGTGTGTGTGTGTGTGTGTGTGGAACAAGGGGCGAGTCTCCGTTGCGTCAGCCCGGGTGTACGCAACAGAAGCGACCCTGGACGTGGGGGAGTGCCCCCCCCCGGGAGCATTCCCACAGTCGCGCATACGACCCGGCAGATGTGACGGCGATGTCCCATACCGTGCTGGTGCAGTCCCTGCTCGGATCCTTCGCCCCCAGATTCGCTGGCAGCAGGCCCCCGGCCACTGTTCTACAGGTGTTCCCAGGATGCGCTGCACGGACTACCGCGTACACTCGATCTCATGAGTTATCGAGAGCTGTATGCGCAGCGTCAGGAGGTCGTCGGCGAAGCACTTGCCGACGGTGAGTAGCTTCCCCGCTCCAGCCGTGCCCTACCGCGTGGACACGGCGAGCTTGGCGAACCTTCTGTACAACTCTGAGGGGTGCGACCTCCTCCCGCGGTGACGCCGCGCGGATGATGGGCACCCTCGAAAGGCATACTCATGCAGCCCCTGACCGAATCATTCATCCGCGCCTCCTTCATCAACGCCTCTCGTAGAGAGGTCAAAGAACTGAACCTGCCGAGCGGACTGGAGTACTTGACCGCGGAGAGCTGGGCTCAGCTCGATTTCCTGGGCTGGCGCGATCCGAAGTTCGGGCGACGCGCCTACGTGGTGCTCCCACAACTGGACGGTGATCCCGCCGGCGTGCTCTTGAGCCAGGCCGAAGCCTCACCGCGGTCCCGTGCCATGTGCAACTGGTGCCAGGACGTCCGGCTTCCGAACGAGGTAGTCTTCTGGAGCGCCAAGCGCGTGGGCGATGCAGGTAGGCGCGGCGATACCGTGGGCGTGCTGGTCTGCCGCGAGTTCCAGTGCTCCCGAAACGTGCGCAATGTCCCACCGCCAGCCTATGAGGGCTTCGACACGGCGGCGGCCCGCGAGCGGAGTATCGACAACCTGCGACTCAAAGCAGCTGGCTTTGCAGACATGCTCCTTACCGGGCGCTAG